GGATATTCCTTCGGGGATATTCCTTCGGGGATATTCCTTCGGGGATATTCCTTCGGGGATATTCCTTCGGGGATATTCCCTAGAGTCAGAAACAAGTATTTTTTTTTCGTAAAAAAGTTGTTGACACTCTACGAATATCCGGGTATTTTTATTTTAAAATAATATAAAAGGAGAGAATCTATGAATGATCCTGTTAAGATTGAAATCGTCAATGGTAAACCTTCTGTTACATCCTTGCAAATCGCGGAGGCTTTTGGTAAATCTCATAAGAATGTACTTGCGGATATTCGCGTTACAATAGCTAAGTGCTCAGAGTCATTTACTGGGCTGAACTTTCAGCTTAGTGGGTATAAAGATAGTACGGGTAGAAATCTTCCGATGTATCTGCTCACAAAAGACGGCTTGCTTATGGTGACGATGGGATACACTACTCCAGAGGCTATGCAGGTGAAAGAGGCATATATCGCTCGTTTTAACGAGATGGAGGAGCAGATTAAACATGCTGTCGCGCTTCCTAATTTCAATGATCCTGTTGAAGCTGCCCGAGCATGGGCAGATAAGGAAGAACAGCGTCGCATAGAAGAGCGGGCAAAATTGATGGCTCTTGAAACCATCGAAGCTCAGAAGCCTCTAGTTCAGATCGCTGAAACGAGGATCGATACGAAGGGATGTTTCTCAATCACTGATGTAAACCGATCTCTTGGATTGAAACGAGGCCAAATTACCCGATGGGCAAAATCTCAAGGGTTCATCCATCAAAGACTTACTGAGGTGAATAACGCCGGATTGAAATATTTCAAGATCTACTCGACTGACGGGATTCACAATCAAATTGGGGTTACGAAAGAAGGTGTGCTGTTGATCAAAAAGATTCTTCTTGGAGAATAGGAAATAAAATATACCCGGATATTCGTAAAAAAGTTGTTGACACTCTACGAATATCCGGGTATTCTGCGTTTATTGGAGAAACATCGAAAGGAGGTAAATAAATGATCGTATGGCATGTAACCACGGCGAAGAAACTTAATCGGTATAGAGCTTCCGGAGGCATTCTCCCTCCTGTACGGGCATAGGAGAGCTTCCGGAGGCATTCTCCCTCCTGTACGGGCATAGGAGAGCTTGCCCTCGGCGGAACGTTTTTCAAAACAGACGGGACGCAAAGTTATTTTGAGGCTTAAATTTCCGGATACAGCGGAACGGCTTCCCGGTCATCGTGGGGAAGCCTTTGTACTCAATGAAACGTATAGGCTCACAAGCATATGAGGTGAGATGAATCATGAGTGTTGATTTGTACGGGGATTACACGGCTGAGATACTTTCGCTTCCACAGCAATGGCGGGAACAGATGTGGTTAGCCAACGGAGAAACCGGAATTTCTTCTAAAACGATTCACGCAGTCTTAACCGGAATGGTCGATAACACGGTTTTCAATACCAGTCCTTCATGGTTTAGATACGATGTACCTTATGACCCGTCTGATTTCCGACGCTGTTACCTCCTGCTCAAGTTCATACCGGAATGGAAGCAACGCTTACATGAAGTTGCGGAAAGATTCCCGAAATGGAAACCCTTTGTCGAACATTGGGATGAATTGACGCGTCTTTATGAAGATGAACGCGACAGAGAAGACGGTAAAGCGCCCCTCCTGTACAAGCTGATGAAGGAACTTCCGAATAAGGGCAACCATGAATAGCACTTTCGCAATGTTCATGAATTCCAAGCTAATGAGTATAGTTTACTCACTCATCATGTTCTTTTTCTGTATGCATCTTGCGTATAGGTCTGGTGAGATGAGCGGGATACTTTCAGAGAAGCAGAAGAAGGACATCGTGTTCGTCATTGTAGACTCTGAGAACAACACCCACAGAGTCATATGGAGCGACGGAACATTGAAAGAGTTCAACGGAGTAACGCCATGCCCGACACCGACGCCCTCCCCGACATCAGACTAAAATGTCCTGATTTGGCATCGATAATTCCGGGGCGTCGTTTCCTCTACCGAGCAAAGGTCGGAGGCGAACGCCAAACCGTCACCGTTACGGCATCCACAGCCCCGTATCCCCGTGATTTCGGGAAAGGCCGCAAGGCTATGTACGTCACCGTGTACGGCTACGAGGGGAAATGGACGGTTCCCGCAAGCAAGCTGAGGATTGCGGAGAAAGGATAGAAACAGATGAACAAGAACAGACGTGATAGGCTCGCAAAATTGAGCGATCAGATTTCTGACATCATGGAGAAGTTGGAGGAACTTCGGGACGAGGAGCTAGAGGCATTTGAAAATCTTCCTGAATCCCTAAACTCCAGTGAACGCGGGGAAACGATGCAAACAGCAATCGGCGCTATGGATGATGCTCTTTCCTCGCTTGAGAACGCTGATAGTCGAATACTGGATGCAATGGGATAGCACCCCACGCTCCGCCCTCCCCCGGTGGGGCTTTTCATACCCCAAACCTCTAATCCAAGGATTCAACATGACCAAAAGAAAGACCGCAGCCGAAGATCATTCCAATACTTTGACGTGGACAAATGAAATTCCTAATGTTCCCGGATTTTATTGGATGAGGAGCAGCCTTTTTCCGGAACCTCATGTTATGTATTTTAGTAGTGATACAATGCCCCTATGTGCCGATGACCTTCTTCCGGGCATAGAGTTTGCTGGTCCTATTCCTGAACCAACAAGAGCTTGATGGAAAGTTATGATAGAAGAATTACTTAAGAACTGTTATAAAGGAATTACTATTCCGGATGGAATGTCTGATCAAGATGTATTGAAAATATTTCGTGACGGCTTTTATAGTGAATTTGTTAAAAATAGATATAGAGGAGGAGCTATGCGTTCTTTAGAAAATGAGACTACTAATGAATACAAAGTAAAAGGCGACCGAGAAATCACCAATGGGGAAAGAAAGGTCGGTGAGGTTATCCATCAGGCTATGTTGCGATGCTTCTCTGGTAAAGGGAAGGAGCGTCATAATATAGAAGGCACTGTAGACTTTATGGACCAGCCTCTCATGGAAATCTCTCGTAGAGTAGGCATCGGCGGTCCGCTCTATCAAGTCCATAAGAAGGCATATGAGGCTCATGATATGGTTCGCAAAGGCGATTTTGAACGTGCCAGAAATGAGCTTCTTGATATTATCATCTATACAGCCGCAACCGTTCTTCTTCTTGATGAACAAAAGGAGGATAAATAGTATGCCTTGGGAAACTTTGAGAAGTATTTCTTCTAAAGACGATTATGATGATGGAATTGAAATTTTAGACAAAATAGTAAAAGATATGCATAAAATTGAAGATAAGTATGCATATGATAAGGGAAATATTTTTGCAATTGGAGAAGTATATAATATTTTGTATGAAGCTGATAGAATGATGAAAGAATTGGATAATCCAGATTATATGACTCCAGAAATTCAGGAAAAGCTCTATTATGCTTCCGCATTTATTCTGATGATTGCACAAAAATATTTTCAACCACATTATTAATTTTTATATTGACAAACGTAATTTCAGTGTGTATATTGTTTTCATCTTGGTAGCACAAGTAATCTTTCAATAAAAAATTAATATTTGCCCGACTTCCGAAGAGACTTAGTGTCTCTGTGCTACCCGGTCGTCGGGCATTTTTTTTTTTTAACCATTAAAAGAGAGGAATTGTTATGGATAAATTGAAGATTTTTGAGAATCCTGAGTTTGGTAAGGTTCGTGTAGTTGATAGGAACGGAGATCCGTGGTTTACAGCAAAGGATGTATGCGATTGTTTGGGACTTTCCGATACTAATAAGGCTCTTTTGGGTCTTGATGAAGATGAAAAAATCGAACACGAAGAGTATTCGGGTTCGGGAAGAAAGCCAATTATCGTTTCTGAATCAGGATTGTACTCTCTTGTTCTCCGCTCTCGTAAGCCCGAAGCCAAGGCGTTCAAGCGTTGGGTTACTCATGACATTCTTCCTTCCATCCGCAAGACGGGAGGATATGGAGTCGCAGCGCTTCCTCAGACATATATTGAAGCCTTGGAAGCTTTGGTAGAGTCAGAAAAGGCCAAACAAAAAGCTCTTGAAACTGTAGAATATCAGAAACCGTTGGTACAAATCGCGGAAGTCCGGATTGACAAGAAAGGATGCTTTTCACTCACGGATATCAATAAATCGCTCGGATTGAAGCGTGGGCTTATTACGAATTGGGCGAAATCTAAAGGATATATTCATCAGCGCCTTTGCGAGGTAAATAAGGCTGGCGAGAAATACTTCAAGATTTACTCGACGGATGGAGTTCATAATCAAATTGGAGTCACGGATGAAGGTGTACAACTGATTAAAAGCGTTTTTGCGTAAACATATAGGCTACAATTATGATAATAAAAAGGGCGTCCATAGTTTAGACGCCCTTTTTATTATCATAATTGTAAAATTATTTGAATGGGTACTTGACAAAATTGTAAAATTGATTTACGCTACTTTCTAAAAACGTAAACAGGAGAAAATGTATGCGTAAATTTTCTAAGCGTTCATTGAATAATCTTGAAGGTGTGCATCCGAAGCTTCGTGCCGTTGTAGAAGCCGCGCTACAGCGAAGCGAAGTCGATTTCACGGTAGTTGAAGGGCTCCGTACGTATGAAAGGCAGGTTCAGTTGAAGAAGGATGGTTTTTCAAAGACCTTGAAGTCCTACCATCTGAAACAGTCCGATGGGTATGGGCACGCTGTCGACCTGTATCCCTATTATAATGGTTCTGTTCAGGTTGAACCCGACAAGGAAAAGTGGTTGATGATTAATAAGGCCATGATGGAATGCGCGGAAGAACTTGGCGTGAATCTCACGTGGGGCGGAAATTGGAAGACTATCGTTGACCAGCCGCATTATCAGATTGAGTTTTAATAGGTAAAAAATTCATAGGAGAGGGAAGGATGAAGGAAAAACTATGGATTTTGATTGGAAGAGTGTCGTTGGAACCGTTGCTCCAACAATCGTTACCGCTCTTGGTGGCCCTCTGGCTGGAGTTGCAGTATCGTCATTAGCAGCGGCTTTTGGGCTTTCCTCGGACGCCGACGAAAAGCAAGTAGCCCAATGTGTGCAGAAGGCTTCTTTCGAGCAACTGGCAGAATTAAAAAAGGTCGATTCAGATTTTAAAGCAAAATTAGCTGAGTTGGAAGTTGACCTTGTTCGTATTTCTGCCGATGATAGAAAAGACGCCCGCCAACGTGAGATAGACGCCGATGATTCTTCGACGCCGAAACTTCTTGCCATTATAAACGTGATTGGCAACCTTGCCGTTTCTGCCGCGATATTTTATGCTATGGCCTTATATATGAATGGAACTCTCTCAGATATAAAAGTGCCCGAGTTTCTTGTCGCTCTGATTGGCGGTGTTGTGTCGAATATCTATTCTAGCTCGAAACAAGTGATGGAATATTACTTCGGATCGTCTAATTCATCAAATTCGCAGAATAGACTTTTGTACCATTCCTCTCCGATAGGAAGCACTTCAAAAAAGTAGGAAGATCATGGCGGACAATACGCAGCACTCGGCATTACCTAATCTCGGGTGCCTAGCTTGCCACAATATGACGAACGAGGAAACAATACGGCATATTCTTATTCTTGCCCACCGTATTGATGAACGGACTGGAAACCAAAGCATGTTGATTGAAGAAATGCGTAAAAAGCTCGATAAAATCGACATTGACAACATCACGGAAATGAAAGAAACTCTTAAACGACATGATAGACAAATTTCGATCTGGAAAGGCGCGTTAGGCATCTTATCCGCCGCATTCACGATATTCGTTACATGGTTTATCAACGTGTACAAGTAACAAAAGAAGGCCCCTAAAACAATTCAATATGTTTTAGGGGCCTTCGCTTTCGTGGTTTTTATTGCGATGGAGATGTTCGCAGCACCTTTATCCATCTGTAAAGATTACGAGGAATGACTTATGGAACCACGAAATTTATTATTTTTCATTTAGATTTACAGAGATTTCGGTGCGGAGTCTTTTTTGTCCTTATTGGCGTTTCTAGCCGTCATAAACGCGCTTATGCCAATAAACGAGATAAGATACATAACTTCGTTCGGATCTAATAGATTTATCCAGTCCCATCTGAGCGCACTACAAATAACCTAGAGCGCAAACATAGAATCAATAAAATAAATTGCTGAGGATTTAAACTTTTCCATTACACCATTCCTTTTTTTTAATTGTGTCCGAGTGGCGGGAGTTGCACCTAAAATGCTGATCAAGCATTCGCATTTTCTTCGAAGCTGTTTACTTCGCGCAGATGTTTTAACTGTGGCCCGTCAGAATCAATATCTTTTTTTTTTCAATGAGTGCCTACTAGTATGCGGTTTTCTCATCTAGATCCTGACTAAGCTCTTAAACTACACCCGGAGATTTGTGGGGCCAAACGGACCTCGATAGGATACGCAAGGAGGTCGAATCGTTCCTTTCAAGATCACGTTTGGCTTTTATCGATGAAGAGGATCTTGCGTTCTCGATCCACACGGGGAGATACGTAGATCAACTCAATCCATCGAAATATTATCGATATTTAATAGGGTCTTGCAAGTAACGAAGCATCGTAACCACGAGTTTGATATGCTAGTTCTATCTATCGTCATAGAAGGTCTATTGCGTCGCAGCTACTATTAGTCTATGTCTTTCGACATATCCGTCAGTTTTTCAACGCACTTGTCTGCTCTACTTCGTATCCCGTATAAATATCGATAAATTTGGCGGACAAGGTAGGATTCGAACCCACGGACGCTCCTGCGCCAACGGTTTTCAAGACCGCCCCAATAAGCCTGACTCTGGCACCTGTCCTGTTTTTAATTCTTCTGGATACAGTTAAGTTTAGTAATACCTTGTTCAACTTCTCTATGGCAATTTGCACAAAGTAGTACACATTTATCTAATTCGATTTTTAAATATTCCCAATTATGTGTAAATCCTTGTGATGCAATACCGAAATTTTTAGTAGAAGGATCTATATGATGAAATTCTAAAGCTGCTTTACATTTTTCATAACCACAAATGCTACATTTTGCACCTTTATATTCTATAGCCATTTGTTTTAATTTATGCCTTCTTTTAGTTGTAGCTACTACACTTCTTTTTCTACGTTTTTCAAGAGCAGCAGTTGTATCTTTATTTAAATTTCGTGTATTATGTTTATTAAAAGGTGAACACTCTAAACAAAATTGACGGCTATTTAAAATACGTATTTTGCCATCAATCTCCATTTTATTAGGAAATACTTTTCCACATTTTTTACAAGTAGGCATAATTATACTCCTTATTTAAGGAATATCACAAATTACTAATCAATGCCAATGCTACTCTCTGAACTATCCCACAATATTTTTTGGTACTACCGATGGGATTCGAACCCAATACTGTAGGGTTTTTAAGACCCTTGCCTCTACCTGTTGGGCTACGATAGTATGATGGTAGACCCGATAGGACTCGAACCTATAACTTCCCGGTTATGAGCCGGATCTTCTGCCAATTGAAGTACGAGTCCATTAAAAATTTTGATTATGGGAGACGCAATAAAGGAGGAAATTGCGTCTCCCGATTCGAGGAGCAAACGTATGAATGAATTGATGGAAACCTTATACTAAACTTAAATCAGAATGTCAAGAACTTTTTTAATAGTTTTTAAGGTCGTTCGATCATACTGGGAACAAGTGTTGCGGAATAAATGATTTTTTCTTCATCCGGGTCATCCTCGTTCTCAACGAAGGCTTCAAATTCGATCTTACTGACACTAAAAAGGACAGTAATAGCGTCAATCTTGTCGCCTTTCTTAAAATCGCCAATATCCATGTTCAAAGTGCAATCATAAAACACAAAGTCGAAAGTGTCAAGCTGATCCCAACCTTCACAAGAAAACATTCTTTCAAAGAAATCAGTGCTCGTGTCCATCTATGGATCTCCTTTTTATAGATTTATGGTGCGACCGATGGGGCTTGAACCCATAACTTGCCAATTGAGTTACGGTCGCATGATGATAGACTCGATAGGATTTAAGCCCGTATTTTCTCGGTTACAGACTTACTTTCCATCAATTGAAATACGAGTCTATCTTTTTGATGGTGCCCATATGAGTCGAACATACGGTAACGCTCGAAAGCGTAGCTTTTCCATGTAGCCAACAACACCTTTTACTGAAATAGATTATACTTAGATTTTTATACTTGTCAACTACTTTTTTTTTAAAATATTTTTAAATTATTGGTTTAATTGAAGAAACCTTCCGGAGATCCGAAAGAATCTTCACCTCCTAGATTAAGTTCTCCCTTCTTCCTAGCTACTCGGCTACGAGAATCCGGCGTGAGTCCAAACCTTTGTAGAAGGGTATCAACTTGCTTTTCTGCTTCCATAACAAGTTTCGCAGTAGGATTGTTTTTCCTGATACCTGACGGCGTAATATACGTCTCGCCGCCTTGGGCTTTCAAATCCCTGCGGAGTTTAAGCATCCTATTCACCGCATAAACTAGGAGTTCCAAAGCCAGAGAGTATTCAGCGTGGTCAAGGCCCTTCTGTGCGATAACATCAGCAATCGTGTTATAAATATCTTCCGAGGACATTTTGTCCCAATTGATTTTTCTTAGCGGTCCCTCAGCCAATGGAACGTCTACTCCATGCTTCGTAGAATTGTATGTACCATCTTGCTTATGGGCTTCGATTGATTTAGTTTGACGGCGCAATGATTTTCTCCTTTTTTTTTAGATTAAATTTATTAAATAATATTAAGCCATAAACGAATTTTTGTCAATAGTTTTATTAAAAATTCGTTTAAAAAAATTTACATGAATAATTACAACCGGATAAAAGCTCAGAAATCGAAAAAAATGTTTTTTTGAGTCAACGACGGTACTACATACCGGAATGCGGTACACTTTGACCCTACCCCCTCCCATATACTTGAAATGATTGGAGAATCTCAAACCAATCTCAACCTATGCAAGACTTATGCCAAGTTGTAAGTAGTTGATTGTATTGATAGTTATTTATTGAACAATCGTTGAAAATCCCCGTGCACGGTCGTCAACGACCGTAAATAGCCGTCAACAAGCGTCACAGACTGTCAACGACCGTCAACAGATGTCAAAGAAGTGTCATCATGTGTAATAGATGTCATTATGTGTCATTAGGTGTCATCATGTGTAATAGATGTCATTATGTGTCAAAGAAGTGTCATCATGTGTAATAGATGTCATTATGTGTCATTAGGTGTCATTGACTCGGAACCATCGTAGAGTAGCCATACCGATATTGTGGCACAGTACTTGCAATACCTTATATAATATGCGAGTGCACGAATATTTTTTCTTTTCGATTATTTCATAGATCCGCTTGACAGTGATTTAGTATTTGCATAGAGTCTCTTTAAACGAATCGCATGGAGGGTATTTTTATGAGTAAGATCACTGTGACCGGGCATACTGGCCGGGATATCGTGTTTGAGTCGGAATATGGTCATTGCATGATTTCTCAAGAGGTAGAGATTATTGATGCCCCTAGCGCATTATATGGCTATGAAGAACAGGATATCGTACTTGTTTCTGATCTTCATGTACGGTCTGAGTATCGTCGCAAGGGACACGGCAGAGTCTTGCTCCGAGCCGCAGTAGCTTATGTAAAGAGGAAGTTTCCGCACCTTCCCTTGAAAATCGCGGCGGTTCCCGCTTTCGATGGCATGAGCCTTGAAGATCTTGTTGACTTTTACGCTAGTGAGGGATTCGAGACGGTTGAGACAGATCCCGTTGTCTGCATGGAGTATCGGGGATAAGGAGCTGTGCTATGTATAAGCTGGAGCTTTCCTATTCGGAGAGAGATTTTCTTTTCCATATATTTAGTATTAAAGAGGACTTTAGCAGTGAAGTATACAGGCCTGTATATCGTGTCTTAGCAGATAGGATGAAGCAAAGCCTATCAGATAAAAGCCCTGTCACTATGTGCCTTTCTGCACAGGATTTTGAAGTTCTTTACGCTACGATGTATGGGGTAACGGGAAGCATCTATAGCCAAGGAAAATTTGAAAGGATTAGGGAGGAAACTAAAAAATCACTTGACGACATTCATAGATTCCGATAAAGTCTTTTCAACGGCAAGGGAAAAAGGTTTATCGGAATCTATGAATGTCTTTACTATAAGAGGTTATACGTCATGAGGTCAGCTTCTATCCGTCAGATTATCAAGGCTATTGGCGGCTCCAATATCACTATTAAGAAGCATTTTTATTATGTTTCTGGCTTTTTTGATATGGTATTCAGTGACAAGACCATAACTTACTACGTGTTGTGTTCGGATGTTCGGTTTTTCAAGTACAAGGATACTCAAGAGCCTCAAGTGATCTTTCGGAAGGTGAAAGATAGGAAAGACTTCACCGGGGAAAAGAACCTTGACTTCAACCAACTGGCACACGGCACAGGCTTCACGGTCAAGATGCCTTCTTTCTAACCTCAAACCTAAAGGATTGTCGAATATGAAGAATTTTCGTAGGATTATTAGGGCTATGATTCGTAGGATTCAAGAAAGGGGAAGGCTTCACGATGCCAGTCGCTTTCATGTCGCGTTGGGGGCTTTATGGTATCGATATGGCGTGTGAACTTGCGCGGGAATACGCTAAAACCGCTGGAATGTCTATTAAAAACGACGTTGCCCGGTTTGATCCCGTCATTGCCGAAAGAATTGATACTATCGTAGCTTTTTGGCGTTTCGTAGCGTCCGCTATTTGTTGCGAGGATGAAAGTTATTTCCGTATCGTCCGGAAAAGATATATTGAATTTTTTCGTAAAACTCCGCTTGACAACGGACGCCGATACAGATAGAGTCTTTTCAACGGTTCAGGAAAATTTCAACAAAAGAGGTTATCAAGATGAAGCTTACTACCGCTTGCCGTATTTACCTTTCCGCGTCTTTTGATGCTAAGTCCCTTGCTTTTGCTAACCTTACCCTGAAAAAGACAGGCGTCCGCATTGAGGCCCGGCGCGTGGGCGTCAAGTCTCGCGTCTATGTCGTGGTTGGCGGTGGTGGTCTTAGAGGCATTACCGGAAAGAGTATATCGGAAGTCATGCGGCGCATTATCGGGGCCTCCGAGAATACGAATTTCCTCGGGTTCCTCAACTCTGTTCTTAGCGTGTGAGGAATCATGGCGTTGCCTTGCGTAGTCTTTACCGCGATTCATTCCGCTGTATCTTACCTGTAGCACTCGGAAAAAAAAGGGGGGGGGAACTCGGCATGTACAAAGGATCTGCTATCAGCAAGCTGTCTTTCAAGCGCAAGGCAAGCGCCGCGATATCCCGCGTCGCGCTCACGGCTACCTTTGCCGCCGTGGTGATCTCCCCTTTTTTCGCTAGAATCTTTTTCTAAAAAATCAAGATTTTTTGTTGACAGGGGAATGTACATCACGTAAAGTCATTTTTAAGGAAACAATCTAAACGAAAAGAGGTTATCACCATGAAAGTTATCGACATCAAAAATGTTATTGAATCCCTCCCCGCCGAACGTTCCGCATGGCGTAGGGGAGTTCGGCAGTACGCTATGGACCTGCTGGAGGCTATCCCGGATTATCAGGATCTTACTCCTGAAAATTGCCGGGGGATTCTTCTTAATGGTGCGGTGTCGTGGAAGGAATGGGCTTATGGCGGGTGCGGGCTTGTGTATGATGTTGATATAGCTGAAAGGCTATGCACGCCGTCCGAACTTCGCAAGAAACGCGGAGGGGAACTTGAGCCTAGCTCACATGAATCTTGGCTTGACGTTGAAGCTCGTGCCGTAGGACAGGCCGCAGCCGCGATTAAGGTCATAGTTTCCGTAGGGCAACGTGAAGCAGGTAAAAAACTTCTCTTGACAGTAAGCCCTTTTTAGTCTAGGGTCAATTTCAACACAACAACACTTTAACCACATAAAGAGGTTATTACCATGCACAAGCGCATTTATCTTTCCGACTTCATGGAAGCCTTTGACGACCACGGGCGCAATGATTAATTTTCCCCTGCCGCTCTTGAAGCCCTGTTTGAGTTCTTTGAGGAACTCGAACAGGATAGCGGAGAACTGATTGAGCTGGACGTTATCGCTATCTGCTGCTCTTTTACGGAATACGATAGCCCGCAGGATTGCGCCGAAGATATGTTTCTTGACGTTGAAGGCATGGGAGACGCGGATATCATTAGCCTTCTTCAAGAGCATACTATTGTTATTCCGCTTAAATCCGGCGGTATCGTGATTCAGAATTATTAAAAAAGCTCTTGACTCCGATAAAAGAGGGGTATATACCCCTCTTTAGAATGATGCAGGAACTTTTCAAAAATGAGCTTTAACGAAAGAGGTTTTATCATGGGCTGGACAATATCGAACATCGTAGCGGATACCAGAGCCAAGGCCGTAAAAGCTGATATCCTGTTCCAAATGAGCAGGAACAAGGTTCTTTATGTATCCAACTGCGCTTTATCTACTATTTTCGTAGCATATTGCGAAAAAGGGGAAGTTCGCGGCATCGTAGTAAAGGCTACAGCAAAGAAAATCTTTTATAGTAGCTTGCGGGAAGTTGCAACAAAGTTTGTCCCGCTGGATATGGGGCCTTTTGACTATGCTTGCCCGAAAAAATTTCTTGACATGATCACGCCTCCCACGGTACAAGAAAAGTATTTTCTGAATTGGTACTTGAATGCTTGCGAGTACCACGGGATCTAGCTAAGAATTTTTTCGTTCACTGTGAAAATTAAAGAGGATATCAAAATGAGAAGCTACGTTTCTGTCAAGGCCCCTAAGTCTTACGTCCGGGATTTCTATAACCGCATGATCACAGAAAAAGGGGTTGATTTCCTTTTTCGTGGGATTTATGCAGAGGTGAACTTTCGTCTTGAGCATGGAGACCCCGTTTATTACCTGCACCGGGCTTGCATCGTGAAGAAGGCAAGCGACGATAGGGAAACCTATACTGTATTCAATTATGATACTCGAAAGAGCGAAAAGATTTCTTTCGTAGATATCCTTGACTTTGCCTTTTGGGATGAGGCCGGGGCAAAGGCCGTATCCGACAAGCTCATGAATCGCTTGACTTTCCTGCTCGGCATGGATGGGAATGCTTGTCTTGATGACTGGATTGCTCCTCTTTTGCCGTTCCTGAACATCGAATGCCCGAATTGCCAAGAACGCGGATCTATTGACGTTTGGGACACGATTCTTGATCTTACCGTCAAGCATGAAATCGAACAGTATGTAGAGTCCTATTTTGAAAAGCGCAAAAAGGAGATCATGAAGGATATCGCGGATCTCTATTGTGGTCACAAAGTAGAATCTGTATATAAGTACAATGACATTGAAACTGTTCCTTGCCTCCATGATCTCCTTCCTGATCTGCATATAGGCGACATTTTCGCGGGATCATGGGGTTACAATATGACAATTCCTTATATTTTCCAGATAGTTGCGTTCTCTGATTCCGGGAAGTGCGCTATCATGAAGCAAATACCGTACCAGCCAGATCCTGAAAGCCCTTTTTCCGGGACAGGAAAAATTCAAGGACTGGAAGCAAGCACCATAGCTTATATCCGGGAAGAAGCAAAGAAAAACGGCGGTTATAACCCTAAGAAATTCATAAGAAAAAAGATTCAGGTGACAAACGGAATTTCATACCCGCAATACTATATCGCAACTAGTAAAACCACTCTTTTTAAAGCTAATGACGGGGATGCAATCCCATATAATCTTGTGGATTAATTCAATTTTCAATAAGTAAATCAATTATTCAATAACGAAACCACGTCAATACGATTTTTTTTACATGAAAAAGTATTGACGTGGTTTCGTTATTTCTGTATTGTGTCTTTGTTGGCAACGGGGAATATTCCTTGAACACTAAAAAAGAGGTTACTATAATGTTTATTAAAGATTTGAAGGACGGCGTTGTTTTTCGCGTTGAGGGTGATATTCCTGCGGAGTTTAAGGGCGGTGATATTGTCAATGCTTGCGATCGTGTGGAAGGTAACTCTTGCGTAGGCTTGACTAGCGTAAAGATTAGCCGAGCTAAGGGTCTCCCCCGTGGCTGGAAAACTATGTGCGATTGCTACGTAGCGCAATGGGACAGCCAGCACGGTATCTTTGTTTTTGTCGAAAACGAGCCCATTTTCCCGGACTGGTATTAAAAAGGTAGGTCGCGAATATGAAAAGTTCTTCTGAGATTGTTATGTCGCACATAGACGGCGTTATGAGGGATTGCGCTAAGGGCAACTTTAGCAACGATTTTGCTATTCAAAAAATTAAGGCTGTGGCAGAGGCATACACCGTATATAAAAACTGTCTTGCAAAGGTAGAGGGTGTAAAGGACCGTGCCGCAATGATTCGTGCGGAACTGAGGGAAGTAGAAAGAGACTTTGACGCGGCGTGCCATGAGCGCGACGACGCGCTTGAGGCTCTTGATTCCATGCTTGATGATCTATAATGGCTCCTAATAAAGAGGGGATTTACTCCCCTTCTTTAAACCGGACTCGTTATCAATAGCCTTTGAAAATCTGAAAAAAAGAGGTTATTCTATAATGGAAAGTAGATTTCTCGGTCGTCGGTTCTCCCCCGTCAGTACTTTGCATATGATTAAAGAATACAAGGGAATGCGTTCTTATCATGAGAAAACGCCAGCTAGGAAAAACTATATTCAGGGGTTAGGCGTATATATTGGAGATCCGTTTGCTAAGGGCAACTCCAAACTTGCAAAAAATATTCTTATATTTGACTTGCTTGCTGTTGATACGTGTTTGAACTGCGCCGATTGTGCGAGGTTTTGTTATGCTCGGAAGGCGCAACAGCAATATGCGCCAACCTATAACAAAAGACTCTTTCACACATATCTAGCCTTCAATGACCTTGCATGTCTTGAACGTATCACATCGGATTCATTGAAAAAGTCCAAATGTCCTTTTGTGCGGATTCATTCCTCGGGAGATTTTGTTTCTCAAGCGTATGTCAATATGTGGAAACGGATAGCCGATAAATTCCCGGAAAAGCGTTTCTACTTTTATACGAAAGTTTCAGAAATTTTTGACTTTTCGGAATTTGTGGCACTTCCCAATGTAAACATGGTCGAATCTGTGTTGCCGGATGGATCTATCAACTTTGGGGATGAATCCTACATTCAGGAGAAAAGTCAAATATTTGGCTATCATATATGTCCATATGGTAGGGAAGGCTATGCTCCGGTTCACTGCGGGGATGAGTGCACGCTTTGCATGGAAAAGCCGCATATTTTGTTTAAACTGCATTAATTCAGATAGTTAAAGGCGGAAGGGATCTACCCTTCCGCCTGTTAGTCGTTTCTTTGTATCACATGCTACAGGGGTTCTTTTGGTGCATCCAATCGGATACGCTATAAAGGGTTTCTTGTATCATGTGGTGTAGAGAAAGGCGTCTTTGTGCTTGAGCACGGTACAGCTTGCCCGTATTCATGAGAAAGAAAAAAGACGCTCACAAATGCCGATTTAAGAAGCAATTTATTGAAACGTAAAGGAGAACCCATGAAAGAAACAAAAAGGCCGCATAATCGATTTATGAAGGAACAAAGGGCCATGCAATGAAACATAACACTATCACGAAAAGAAAAGCATGGGCGGCGTCTAGTGTATAAGCTCGTGTCTTTACACGGTCGCGCCTCGCCTTGCGGCGTCGTGCTCTTGCAAGTCTTGACGCTCTCTTGCCCCGTACCCATAGGGCGGCATTGGTTGCGTATACAATCAATCTATCCTGATTGTGCAGTCAATCAACCTACCTTGGTTGAGCGAGCAATCAATCAAGGTCGTGTGCGCTCTAATACAAGGTGGGGATCTCGATCCAAGCTAACATTTTTGGGACAGGTGGGGAGTGCAAGCCGAGCTAACGTAAACGAAAGAGGTGGGGGATGCGAGGCAAGCTAACATTTTTGAACGAGGTGGGGACCTCGATCCAAGCTAACATTTTTGGGACGGGTGGGGAGTATTTTCAGAGCTAAAATTTTTTCATAAAATAGAAAATTTTGTTACATGAAAACTCAAAGTAGGGTAGGTTGATCTTAACACAAGGAGATGAGGTAATGAAAGATAACTCGGAAACTCGTCATTTCATAGGATACCTTCACACACATAATATCACAGGGGTTATCATTGGTGTTGATTCCAATGAAATTCTTGGTTTCGTAAAATCGTTTGTAACCAATCGCCGGGACAGAGTTAAAGCGGGGATGCTTGAGGTTTTTAATTCCAATAAAGGCGAATTTGAACCTGCTGTGATGCTCGTAGAAAAGGTAAAGTTCTCTTTTAATTTTGAAAACACGAGAAAGTATTGGAAGAGTGGAGGGCGTGAGATTTTTATATATAGGTCCAGATTACCTTATAGAGGAACTCCGTATTTTGTAAAAGAGAATGGTGCTTTGAGTGATACGTGGATGCAAATGTATATCAGAAATTACCGCGAAGCAAATAACGGTGCAAATTATGGAAGAACAAATCAATGGATTGTTCCTCCGGGAATTTTGGGTGGTGAGATATGGAGGCAGAAGCGAAAAGAATTTAATAAATCATAAAATCACGAAATCATAAAATCACGAAGTCATAAAATCACGAAAAAAGGAAAACATACATGATTCCAGATAATTTTATTTACGTTATAGCAATTCCTAGTGTGATTTTCTTCTTTACGATTATTGGAACAAAACGATAAAAAGGGGGATATTTAAAATGAAATACAGCGATATTGTGGATAGGCCAGCATATAAGGCTCCCGATAAATGCCCTATCTGTGGGGACTGGCCTTTTAATGGTTATGCACCAGATATAAAAACAACGGAAGATGGAGAAACAGTGTTTGTTTGGAGATGCCGGAGATGCTCCTATAAGTACGTAGTTCCGGGGAAAAAGGTTTCCCAAAAGACCGAACATCTAAAATATATTTTTATTAACATTTTTTGGGAGGATTTAGCCAAAACTTTGATATGCTCCGCATTGGTCTTTATAGGTATATTTGGGTTAGGTTGTTTGGCACTCCTGCTTTTCGAATCACTCTTTAAGTAATTTAAAAAATATGGAGATAATTAAATGAAAAACGATATTCGTATCTCAGTGCCAGCATATGATTTTGGAAGGGACTGCCCTGTTTGTGGTGGTTCACATACGGTTTTCCAAAAGGGTGGGAACGAACTAAGAGGAGATGGGGAGGCGGTTTTTATTTGGAAATGCACAATGTGTGGGCGTGAATATGAAGTTCCCTCAAAAGAGATTTCCCAAAGAATGTATGTCATGAAAAGGCGTTTTGTTGAAAAGTTTCCCGAATCATTTGCATATGGAGCCGTCGCCACTTTAGCCGGATTTGGTGCGGTGGTCTTGTTTACAATTCTTCTCGTGTATATTTTTAAATAAACATAATTGTTGACATGCTAGCGAAAATTCGGCATAGTGTGTTCACGAAGAGTTTATCTACGAAGAGTTTATCTACGAAGAGTTTATCAAGGAGGATGAAATGTCAAATATTTCTCAGAGGAACGTAGAGCAAAGGAAAGAACTTTTTACTCTCATTTTAAGTAGAAAGACGGATAAAGAGCTAGCTCATCTTTGTAGAAGATCGCCGGGGCAATGCACGGTATATGCAGTCTGCCCAGATGTAAAAGAAGGTCCATGCCCGTTCAAGGCTATGTGTAGTGATGTAGATGAAAGTCATTGGAGCGAGGTGAGAGCTATGGTAGAAAAAAAGGAAGACAATAAATTGAAAAGCGTAGAACATGAAGACCAGCCGAAGAAGGTCGAAGCACCTTTTCCTCTCATTGACTCCAGTTTTCTTGATGAAGGCATAGATTCTTATAAATATTTGTTTGAAGAAAATTTGGTTGAAGATCTTGCCAAACAATGTAATAATAAAATTCTCTACGGCTACAATACGTGTCCTCTCGTAAATAAGGATGTTGGGTGCCCTTTTGGAGATAATAAGTTGTGCTCAGAAATCACTGCTGACGATTGGGATAAACTTAAGTTGTATGTAAAGGAAAAGGAGGAAGTTAATATGCAGAGAGAAGCTAACATCCAGAGAGAAGCTAACATCCAGAGAGAAGCTCATACACAGGAAAATAATACTCAGGAGGATATTGCGCAGGAAACTAAGGAATCCCCTGTTCGATGCTACTATGCTTACATGGTGAAAGAAGAAAAGATTGTTTTTTACAAAGGCGTTTTTACGCGACGCAAGACTGTACCTGTGGCGTTTACCTCTGAAAGTCAGCGAGATCTTTTTGTTAGAAGCACGGAATGTTCCTACGCGGTGAGCCGTAGGCAGCTTTTGCATGAACTTGCAGACGCTTATCAGGATATGAGCATTACAGAACTGTCTAGGGTAATCTCGGAAATTCGGAGACGCGCAATCACCGCGACTAATAATAGCAACGGAGCCATTACTTACAGTGACTATCTTTACTTCGATATGGCGGAAATTGTTTTTGATATCTAAACTATAAACTCACTATATGCAGCGTGTCTTTATCGATCTCGGACACGCTGCATATAAAAAGGAGTGAAAATATGAATCTTTCCGAATGTTTGAAAATGTTCCCACATGATCGGTATTTTGATGACCTTGAAGTTAATCCTATGCAGCTTGCGGAGCACTATTACTTTAGAAAAAACACTAGACCGGGAAGCATTGATTATAGGGATTCCGCGCTTGCTTTGATGTTAGCGGAAGGCACAGATTTTTCTTCGACCGATAACACTACTCATTTGATCCACAGATTTATTGATGTCAAGTGTATTCAGTGTAAGGGTAAGATGCACTATAAGACAGCACATGGCTCTGAGCATACGAATGTCATTTTCAAGTGTGATTCCTGTGGAACGGAACTTACTTTGTGCCTTGCAAATTTCTCCGTAAAATTTAAAAAATAGAAAAAAAAATGGTTGACTCCTATGAAAAGTTTCGCTACATTCAGTTTTGTTGAAAGGATGATTGTCGCCGCCATAGTGGTCTTTGTGTTTTCTATTCTTCCCGTATAAAATAAACTAAAAGAGGATAAAAATGAAGATTCGTAATTTCACCGGGCACCAGATTAATGTTTACAATCCTTCTGGGACTACAGAATTGTTTCGTTTTGAACCGGAAGGCATGGCTCGGGTTAACTATGTCCGAGAATATGATACTGTTTTGTCTGCTCATGACCCTAAAGGGTTTGTTCCTGTAAATGAAATTGTGGAAAGGGAAATTAAAGGCTTGCCAGCTCCTGCCAAGGATGTTATGTACATCGTAACGAACATGGTTTTTGACTCGTCTGACAGGATTGATTTGCTTTGCCCAGACGAACTTGTACGGGACGAAAATCACCGTGTTAAAGGATGCTCCAGTTTGCGTCGACGTACCATTTTTAACTAAAGAGGTTAATTGTCATGCAGACATTTCTTCCCGTTCCAGACTTCCTTGAAACGGCTAAGATTCTCGACAATAAGAGGTTAAATAAGCAAATCGTGGAAGCCTATCAGATTTTTTCTGGTCGTGTACCTACAAAGAACCATCCGGCTTGCCTTATGTGGGAGGGATATGAATATGATTTGAGTAGATATATTGCGACTTTATGCTCCGAATACTATATGCGGTTTGGAAAGTCACATGTAATTCGTGAGAGGTTGAGTGGTGTCAGATTATACAGTTTTGAATCCACCGAAAAACCTTTCTGGCTTGGGGATGGTCTTTTCCACTTCTCGCAAAGGGTCAATCTCTTGCGTAAGGGCTTTGACTACTATCATACGAAAAAGTTTTTTGGTGGCATTAGCAAGGACTCGTTAGATCGCTATCCGAAGGGCTATTATTGGCCTGTAGCGAAGCCCAATGGAACCGCGCATAAAGATAGGATGAATTGGATTGAATGGATTTCTGAAAAGAGTTTTTAAAAAAGTGTTAACAAGGTAACGAAAATTTCATAGTATGCCTTTCAAGAGAAAGGGAGCACGGAAATATTCTATCAAACCATTTTAATCTAAACATTTTAATCAACAAGGAGAGATCAACATGGCTATTATGATTCCTACCAGCTTTTTCTATGGCAAGAAGAATCCCGAAAAGGCGTTGCGTTGTGCAGAATGTGGAAAGCCCCGCGTAAGAGGGACTCAGCTTTGCGACAAGTGCAAGGCGGAATTTCGTAAGCCCGTAAAGGCCCCGAATTACGCGAAGCCCGAATAATTGGATTTTGTAAAGTAGTGGGGGCTTAATGCCCCCATATGCTAACAAAAAAAAATAAAAGAGGATAAAATGGAAGAAGAAAATGTAAAGCGTGAAGCTTCTTATGGGGTCATCCGTTTGTCAAGGGCGCAAATCGGTGGGGGCGGTCAGTTCTTCTTTGGCTCTAAAGTAAAAGTAACTAATTCGATTCTTATTGAAATCAATAATGCTGAAATTGTTACAGACCACGGGGAACAGCGTGTTAGGGGTGCTGGAGGCGCTCCACTTATCAGGGTTGAGCTTACTCCACTCCAATTCTCTGAGCTTCTTATGTCCGCAGATAGATATGAGGGCGTTCCTTGTACCATCACTCGCCATCCTATTCACGGTACTGTGAAATACGTTCGTGAAGACGTTAAGACGGATGCCGACCTTGCGGAGGAAGCATTTAAAAAATCCGTTGGGCGGCTTAAAAACACATTGGCTAAGGACGCTATGGCAGTAGTTAATGAATCTAAGCTATGCAAACGTGACAAAGAGCGAATCCTACGGGCGCTCGACACCGTAGAGCATAACCTTACAGCTAACAGTGAATATAACCTCAAATGCCTCCGTGAAGCCATAGAACGTACTTTAATGGAAGCTAAAGCTGAAATGGAAGGGTATATTCAAAATCGGTGCAAGCAGCTTGGCCTTGAAAATCCGTATGAAAAGGAGGCTATTGAATGAGATATCTCAAAAAAGATGTAGGGGAAATAATTACTATTAGCGATATTGCTTACATGCACACTCAGGCTTGTAAAGATCTTGATAGACCCTGCTTATGGAGTGAATGTCCATTCTTTCATAGTGTATTGTGCAAGGTTATCAAGTCCTGAATGAAATAGAAAAACTGACCTCCAAGGGTAAGCTCCCCGACCTTAAAATCGTGAGGGTGCATTCGGCTAATAGCGTAGCCAAGATCAGAATGGTTACTGTTGCGAAGGAAATGTTCCAAAGGTTCGGAAGAAAGGATGGTATTGCATTCGCTACGTATCATGATGAGCCTAGCGGGGATAAAAACGACGCGGTTTTCTATAAAAATAAGTAAAAATGAGAATTGACATCATGAGAAAAAACAAGTACAGTCTTACAAACAAGGAAAAAGAGTAGCTTAAAAACAGAATTCTTTTTATCAATCAATGCGAAAATTGTGAATTTCGATTTTCCTTTATGTGCAGTGATTGTCCGGAAAGAGGGTATTTTGATTCCTTGTATCCTGACTATTATGACGCTCTTATGTTCGAGTCTCGTGTGAAACTTAAACTGATTAGCATGGATTACAACGATGTTCCTTGCGCTCACAGCATGAAGGCATTGTGCCCGCGCAAAGGTGGAAGTTTCCCCGGTTGCGGCAATTGGTGCCTTTTGCGTGAAGCTGAACTTATGGTCGAAGCGGAAATGGAACATGAAGAAAGGATGGCGAGATATGAACGAAAGTCTTAGATTCCTTACAGAATTGGAAAAGCTAAGGAAAGCCGCCACGAATGGAGGCGATTGGCATCTTGACGAGTCTCATTGTCATGGAGCCATTAACTGTGGGGACAAACATATCGCAATGGTAAATATGTATGTTTGCAATGATTATCCTACGCAAAATGTTCTTAGAGAGCAACAGCTTGCCAACGCTAAGTATATCGTTGCGGCGTGTTTGTCGGTCAAACTTCTTTCCGAAGCACTTATATGCCTAGCGTCCATATCTGTAGAGAAAGATGGTGTTAAAGATGAGGATTATATTGCCGACCAAATAGCTAAGGAAATCGATGCGGCATTTATTATGGCGGAACAAAATATAATAAAGGAGAATGAATAAAATGCCCGAGTTTAAAATGTTTGATAAGGTTTTGGTTAGGGATTCCGAAGATGATATTTGGACCGCAACTTTTTTCTCTCACTATAGAAGAGATGGGAAGGTTATAGCTATTAATGAAGCTCTTTGGGAATATTGCATCCCTGCCCTCGGCAATGAGCATCTTGTGGGGACGAAGAATAGTGAATGGGTTCCTAAAAAAGGCGACCTTGTTGCAGTCAGAAATAGTATTCATAGTGGGTGGTTCCTTCGTATTTTTTATGGAACGAATACTCGTAACGGCAATAAGGTTTATATTGCAGGAGGTATGGACACATTTGACCATAATCAAGGAGAATGGGAATATTGCGAGCCAGCAAAAAAGCATTTTGAATTTAATTCTTAGGAGAATAGATAATGCGTGAGATTAAGCTTGAAAGCTACGAATGGTGTTCTGATATTGCCGATGGATATCTCACTTTCACGGTAAATGGAGAAGCGAAGACTTTATCAGGAGGTTTTTATAAGGAGAATAGAATTGAATGGAAGGGAGACAATCAAAAAGGAGAAAAGTTTGTAGACTGGAAACTTGACCCTTATGCACGCGATCATCTTATGGGGGGATGTAATTTCAATCTTTCTTACGAAGAGATTAATTTTCTTGAAGAAAGGTTTAATCGTAAAATGAACGAACTGGGGCTTTAATCATTTAAAAAAAGGAGATTACATAATGTACGAGTTTAAGCCTTTTGATAAAGTCTTGATGCGAGATTCTGAACATGAAATTTGGGAGCCCGCGCTTTTTTCGGGAAAGGTAGGGGACGCTTTTAAAGATACCAGCTTGAGTGTATATAGGTATTGCATTCCTTACGAAGGTAACGAACATCTTGCGGGGACGTACAATGACCCTCATACGGAATTTCAGGAGGGAGAACTTGTTGCTTTTAGCAACGATAAAAAAATGTGGTATATAGGCTTTTTTAATAAGAAGATACAAGGAGGTGAGATGAACTATGCAGGATATAGAGCGACCGATAAAGTTCATATAATTCAATGGCGATACTGCGAACCTGCAAAAAAGCATTTTGATATTTTTATGTCGGAGGAAAAGTAAAATCCATGAATAATAATAATTTCGTAAGCCATATTATATGCTTTTTATTATCGTTGTTAGGTCTTTATCTTCTTTCTTGTTTTATCTGTATGGAATGGATTAACCCGTTCGCGGATTATATAAGCAAAGACCAACTTAGTGGAGCTGTCTATAGGCTAGCGTGGTTTCTTTCTGCTGGAGCCTTAACGATAAAATACGATTAATTGCGGAGGTCACAATATGCCCCCTAGACCAAAAAAACCATGCAAACATTGTAAAAAGCCAACGGATCACCCTTCGGGGTACTGCGAAGATTGCGCCAAGCACAGAATATCGTCAGACAAACGATATGACATGAAGCGTGGAACTCCGGCGGAAAGAGGGTACGATTCAAGGTGGAAGAAAGTTCGTGAGCGTTATCTGCGAAAGCACCCTTTCTGCGAGGAATGCGAGAAAACCACTCCGTTTCCTAACGCAGCTAATGAAGTCCACCATATCGTTCCTATTAACGAGGGCGGAAAAATACTTGACGAAAATAACCTTATGGCGTTATGTAAATCCTGCCACTCAAAAATAACCTCCGACTATCGGAAAGGGAAGGGATCAGCATGAAGCTTTTTAATTTTAAATATGGACCAGAGCTTGAAAGAACCATATCTATTGATTTGGATCGTATCATTCTTATAAGTGATGCCCTTGACGACGATTGTGTATTGGATATATCAGTAGAAACAAAAGTGAGGAATCTAACAGAACGCTTTGTATTTCCATCGAAGGAGTATCGTGATGGTGTCCATTTTAATTTTCTCCGCGCTTCTCATACTTCTGTTATTGAAACTCCTAGCAAGTGAAAACCGAAAAACTGGAGCCCGCATAGTCTCGCATCCAAAAGGGTGGGTTTGCCCTGAAAGGCCAGATCCACCAAAAGGTCAGCGTACCTTATACCATAAATAAAAAAAGGAAATTAAGAAGGTATTATAATATGGATGAATGTAAACCTGATAGACAAATATGGTGGGATGTGCCAAAACGCTGTGCGCCTCCGCCTCCTCCCGTTCCATCATCAAAAAAGAATTATTTCGTTTTTAAAGATACCTTAACATCACCCGCTACTGAATTTTTTGAAATCGAAAGTATTATCGGGGCTAAAAAGAGAGGTAATACTATAACTCTCTTTTTAAAAGGTGGTGAAACCCATGATATTATTTTCGATGTCTCCAAAGGAGAAAATGGTATAGATGAAGTATTCAGAAATCTTCTTAAAGGGGTTACAGGTTCTTAAATACTATGACCTGACAATAAGTTCCATAATCTTTGCGATTGGATTATTTCTATTTTCAGATGTACTAAGATCAAAAGATTTTAGTACAACCTTTTTCTTTTTTTTACTGCCTATCATTAGCGTTTGTTTTATAATTGATAGGTGCATCCATACATTATTTCTAAAGTCGATTAATAAGGAGTGAACATATGGAAATTATCAAAATCAGAATCGAAGACTCGGAAGGGAAGCCTAGGGCATTCTTTTATAGAGTTTCCGATGTAGAACAATTCAAAGAAGGATACGAAAAAGTTCTTGAACAATTTAATTTTGAAAGAGGGATTCTCAATAGGGAAGAAGATAAACCTAAGCTTATGTCTCTTCTGAAAACTTCTGGATTTCTTGATCAATATGAAAATCCTATATTCGGTGAGTTCGATATTTGTTGGGTTACTCGAAACGAATATATAGACATGATTATGTATTTAATTAAAAAGGTTTCCCCTCCGGAGCTTGTCATTGAAAGATATGTTAGGTCGGAGTTTAATTTCGGGGGAAAAGGATTTCTTTTTTAGGGTTCCCTAGAATACAATAATACCCAATTAATCGCGGAATCAATGGAAAGAGATTCGTAGATTAATTGGGTATTATTGTATGTGTTAACGCACGCTAAAGGAACATAATAAACGGATCTGACGCCTCTTCTTCTTTATCTTCCATTGCTCTAGCGATTGCCATAATCATAGCGACCATCGGGTCGATTTTATTTTCATTCGCCGTTTTGGTCATGTAAACAAGTTTGTTCGTTGTGGATTTCAGGACTACATTACCAGCAGCGAAGTTGAGGATAGGGTCATTCTGGTGGAAAAGCTCCCCATTAAGATACGCAGCTTCAAACTCTTTCATCGGCTCGGAGAAAGTAGCGGACGACTGTGTGAATTCAATACATTCAAATGCCGCCCATTCCCGGATATTCTGCATAAGATATTCGGCTTCTCTAGGGTCATATGCTACTTCCTGAATCGCATATTTATCAGCCCAATTTTGCAGATCCTCCTCCAGCGCATGATAGTCTGTTCGAGCCCCTTGCGTTACGGTCAGCCAGCCTTCATCTCGCCAGCCCCGATAATGGTCGTTCTCCGGTCTATCTACAGTATCGGAAGGAAGATAGTATTTTCCGAAAACATAGAACTTACCATCGCGCTTAAAGACGGCGACCATTGCTGTTAAGTCGACCTTAGAGGCTAGGTCAATGCCAATCCAGCATTTCTCGCCTTCAAAGTCTTCCATCTTTAGATTTCTGTCAGTACAATTAAGCCATTTAGGAAAGTCAATCCATCCCACGGATTCATTGTTCCAAACATTCAGCATTTTGGTAAGAATGGATGAACGCTTGTACTGTGATGATTTGGCTATTTCGTATTGCTCGCGCAGGAACTCTTCGGATACGGAAACTCCAAAGTTCGGGCTGGCCTTAATCCAACATGAAAAATCTTCCCATTTATCCGTATCGTCGATGGTAAACTCCATGTAAAATAATCTGTCGTTCTTTGCTTTCCCCAACACAACCTTCCTGCCTTGTTCCACATAACGATAGCACGGGCCTTTAATATTCGTCCCTGCGGTGGTAGTAACAAGCAAGAGAGGATGCTGTCTTGCGCCCATACCGAGCTTCAACGAGTCATATAGCGCGTCGGAAGGATGCTCGTGATACTCGTCAACAATAGCGCACTGAGGGTTACTACCATCCTTCGGGCTTCCGATAATAGGTTTGAACGTAGAAAGCGTTGATTGTGCATGAATCGATTCTTTAGTATAAGTCAGTCCGAATGCTTCTTCAAATGCTTTATTGGCAACAATCATATCCCGAGCGATGTTGAACAGGACAAAAGCTTGAACTTCTGTGGTCGCACCACAATATACTTCCGAACCTTTTTCTTTTTCACCAACAAGCATATAGTGACCAATAGCCGCTGCAAGGCTGCTATTGTGAGTCGGAATATACGTTTTCCCGCAAAGATACATTCCATCTTCATTGTCAACCTGTATACACTTCACCGGAACGCTTTCCACAGGTTTACAATCCGTAATAAATCTTACCACAGGCACCGTCTCGCCATCATGCCTTTTTATATTCGGAGCTACCCACACTTTGGGCTTTCTGCCATTATGAGACAAGATTTGATGCAGACTTTCGGAGGTTACGATATTCTTACCGTCGATTTTCCAAAGATGCTCCGCGTCGGCAGTAATAGCGGAACCATCACTGAAAGAAATTTCATAGCACGGCCTTCCGTACATCACTTCCGTTGCGGCTACTACTCTCCGTATATCCGAATTTGGCCCATAAACGGCATCTCCGGGCTTTAAATCATTCATCGTGACCCAACCCTCGGGAGTAGGGATTGGAGTGCTTACAGCTAAAGCCTTGCCAGCTTTTCGGGGAACGATAAGGGCGGCCTCCCTGTACCTGCGGAGATTGTTTTTCTTATCCAGCCACCCAAAGATGTTTCCAACGAAGAATTTCTGCCAAGGCTCAAGCTTTAATCTTTTTCCAGTAAGAACGCCCTTGACATGCACCATATTTTCGATAAAACAAATTACTCGGATAGCTGATTCTTCTGAAAAATAAAAATCAAGGTCTTTATTGGCGAGGTCATCTTTAAAGTTCTTGCATAATGCTCTAATGTATTTACAGACCTGAACATTTCCATTAAGAACATTGTCGGCGTACCAATGGATGTCGGTGATATGCTTTTTATTTTGATTGAATTGTTTAGTCGTTATGGGTTTTACATTAGCCATTGAAACTCCTCTCCTTATCTGACAAAAATGGTATTATCAAAGAAGTATAGCTTCATTTTACATTTTTGTCAAGAAAAGAAAAAGGCGTCCGGATAGACGCCTTTAAGGGAGGGATGGGAAGGAGGTAGGGAGAATTTCTGATTAAGCAGTAAAGCCCCAACGACAACCGAAGCTAGGTTCCGTTTTGCATTTAGAGGGCTTCCGATACGGGCAGATACCGTGTTTCGGAGGTTCGTGTACTCCGTCTTTGACAATCGGAATCCATGCCTTGCATAATGCACAAGGTATCCATCCGAAAGTCTTAGATTCCGATTGTCCTGTATCTATCCTGCGATCAGATTCGATGTTCATGATTATTTCGCCTTAGAACCGTATTCTTCGGGATACGGCTTATGGAAATGGTGCTTTTTATGGTATTCCTTGTCAGAGCAGGTCATTTCTTCCAGAGCGTAGCAGATTGCGGCGGCGGCATGTTTAAGCTCGTGTACGAATTGAGCATGGGTCATCGTGGGAGGCGTGGCGCGCATTCCTTCATAGGCGTGCATCATCTCTCCGACTTCCATCTCAATGATATTCATGTGCCCGCCCGGTTTATCCATGTAGGGATACCACGTATGGGGCGGATTTTCAATAATGTCTTCAATCTCATGATACACTTCGGAATATTCCGACATTTCATGAATGGCGCACTTATACATGAGATAATGGCACAATTCTTTATGTGCTTTAAGCAGTTCACGAGTGCTTTCGACATGGGGCATTGACCGGACTCCGGCTTCACAATGCTCGCCAATTTCATGTTCAAGTTCTTCCAAGAATGCAAGTTCTTCTTTATATTCTTCTTTTGCAATCTTTTCGGCGGATTTGCTATCGTGCATGATTCATTTCCTTGTGGAGGTTATATAATGGGCGTGGTTTCCGCTGTCAAAGCATCCACACGCTGTTGAAGAAGATCAATTTGATTCAAATTTTCGTTGTTTCGTTCGGTAGCCAAAGTTTCTCCGGCTAGAATGCCTCCGGCGGCATTACCAAGGATAGCTTCCTCTGCAACCGTATCTATGATAGCATCCTCAGCTACGTCTTGGGCGATATTTTCAGCGATGCCTTTCGGGGAAATTTGCTTTTTAACGAAATCAGCGACTTTATCCGCATCAATATGCTTAGACGCATAGTCTATGGCTTCACCGGATTTATCTTTGATAAATTTACCAGCCTTATTCGAAGCTTTTTTCCCTTCTTCATCAAAGATAAGCCATCCTAACAGGATACCTAGTCCTAATCTAAACATGGTATTTCCTTAATAAAAACGCAGCGCGAGAAGATAAAAATCGTCCCACGCTGCGCGGTAGGGGTTACGTAGTCATAGGCTACGTATGCTCCCAAATCCCGGATACTTTATTTCTTAGCGGGGGCTTCCGACTTGTCAAGTTCCGGGGAAGCGAGGGAAGCAGAGGCGGTTGCGGGAAGCAAAGATGTCCCGCAGTTTACGATGGGTACTCCGTTCGGGCCGGGGCAAGACACATCAATAGCCATGATGTTACCCGCAGGATTGCTCGTTTGAGTCATACGAATGCGGCAGCCGCATCGAACGAAACGAGAAAGTTGTCCAAGGGTAAGATAGTTCCCAGAGGTGTTGAGTACGTTCGTAAACGTAACGCCTCCAGCAACAATCTGAACTTTTTCATCAGCACAAGGACTGATGCACAAGTTCCTTCCAACTACGATATCAAATCTTCCTACCGGAATACTGGTAGCGAGAGTAAGAGTCGCAGTCGTGGCGGTTGTAGTGATACTTGCTACACGGATGCACGGAATGCAGCAGCGATTGCACATAGTAGTTCTCCGTACATTGTGGTTAATGAGAGGGGCTTAATAACCCCTCTCATATCAAGGTGAAATCAGCCCGTGTTAGGCGGTGACGCCACCGCAACCACAAGGATTCACGCACGGGGAGCAACCCACGGGGAAGAAGGGCGGGCGCTTGACAGTCTGGCAGAAACCAGCTTCAATGGAGCGTTCCAGAGCGTTGAAACGACCGTCATTGTACATCTGCGCCTTGAGCCCCTGAATTTCGTTGTTCTGAGCCATCAGGGTCATGTCGCGGGTACGAATCTGGTCTTCGAGCATCTGAGTACGCAGAGCCGAGAAACCAGCGTCCTGATTAGAGATAATCGTGCGGAAGGCAGTTTCAAGCTGCTGCGTCAGCACAGCGTTCTGCGCAGTCATGTTGCACTTGAGTTCCAGAACATCGCGGTCGGTCTGGCAGTTATCCGTCATGGTCTTGTGACCAAGCACGGAGCGCAGCGCGACCAGATCAGCAAGCTCGGTACCAGCAACAGCAGCGGCACCACCGCAATTACCACGACCGAACAGGCCGTTACCACCGCAGCCGAAGCCACCGCCGAAGATCCCGAAGAACAGGAGCAGCACGATAAAGATCCAGCCGAAGTTCATGGAAGATTCGCGTTCAGATTCCATAAGTCATTCTCCATAAAAAAGTTTTTGGGTATATGTGAAGAGAAGAAACTGCGAATTTCTTCTCGAATCACCGAAGGTATTATTTTATTCCAAGTTTTTGAAGGCGTTTAGCCAATTCGTCGTTTCCGGGATTAGGAGCGTTTGAAGTAGGGGCTGGACCTCTTTGACGAAGCGCGGCCTCAAGCTGATTCCCCATCTCGGTAATTTTGTCGATGCTTCCGGGAGCTATGGTATTCAGCCCCATTTTAATAGCAGGATTGTCCAAATGTTTCTTCATCCCCGCAAGGATTTGAGCATCAATACCAAACTTCTGGGCGACTTGAAGCGTACCCTCAAGAGTTGGTTGGTAATTACGAGATTCGGAGATAGCCTTTTGCGCGGCGTCAATTACCTTTGAGTTTCCTCCGGACAAGGTATTTACAATGCTCATGATCTTTTGTACGTTCATCGTTTATTACCTCTATTGTTGCCTTGTTCCATTTTAACTGGAGGATTCTTTGCATCTTCCTTAATCACGTCATCTACGAATTTCGGAGTGTCCTGAGTTTCTTCGTTGACGGATTTATTTGAAGCGATATTCGATGAAATGACTTGAATCTTATCGGTAAGACCAGCAATCATCTCAGCCAATTTAGCATTCTGCGCACGGGATTCCTGCAATTCCTTCAAAGCGTTGTTAAGAACTTCTTCTTGCGTAGGTTCAGGCTTTATAATCCCGTTTTCTACGAGCATCTTATAATAAGACTCTGCCTTATCAATCGCTTGTATAAGCTGCGCTTTAAGCTTCTCGTGAATCTCCGTGGCTACCCCGATAGGTTGGTTTCCGGCATTGACATCCCATGTGTAAATAACGCCATCAGAACTTACCTTCGCGTAGCTGTATGTGTTCATAGGCATAGAAGAGCGTTGCGTAGGAGAAGAATATGCGGATTGATTAAATCCTGTAGTTGCGTTAGACATAATAAAGCCCCCAAGTGATGATTAACATCATGGGGGCAATATAGCGCGAAGTTTTAAATATTGAAATGCGTCCACGACCGTCGACGGAGTTATTTAAGATTATCCGAATATACGGTATGTTCCGATTTTTATATTACCATAGATCTGTATTTTAATTTCAGTAACTTTATTTTCAGTGAGTGCGGGGGGCGTATTGTTTTCCCATTGAATAGGTTCGGAAATCGTTAATGCGGCAGAGGCGTTCGCGGCTTTAAGTATAGCGTGAAACTCATAGAATTTATCAGATTGTAATCCCGCTGGAAGCGTTACGGTAAAAGCGCGGTCCACTGTAACGATGTGGGTTACGGAAGGAATTAATTCGACAGAAACGTTTCCTGCGCCAGAAGACAAACTTTGGATATTTCTTTCCAACGCGAAATCTATATTTTTGGTTCCATTAACAATAGCTTCCGCTTTATATACTCCGGAAATATAGAATGTCCTAGGAGTTTTCCATTGGGTAGCCGTTGCAGCATTGCCGGACACATTTGTTTGAGCTGGATGAACATGGTCGCCTCTAGCGAATGCGTTTTCCGAACCTATATTGGCTACGCCAAGAGCTTTTGGAGTAGTTGTCGTAATTTTTGCATGACCATATTGAGTAGTGGATGATACACCAAATCCAGTTCCAACATACGCATGATTTATGGGCTTAAAAGCATCAGGTATTCCAGAAAGAAGACTCCAATCGGATTTTGACTGATACGCATAAAACGCCGCCATTGTACCAAGCGCGCCATCATCGATTACAGCATACATAAGAGGCTTTGGCTTCTTAACAATTACAAAGTCACCATTTTGTACGTCTTTGATTGTCAAGGAAAGCATTGCGGCTTCATTGGTAACTATGGTGAATCTTTCTTTGACCGATTCCGGAATTTGAGAAGGATCAAGCTCAGGACTACTTCCGGAACCGAAAGACCATTCAGGGTCGCCGGAAACATAGAATGTAATCGCAGCGCTATTTGCGGAGCCTACGGAACCGGAGACAGGTACAGAGGTTGGGTGCCCCATGAAGGCTACGCTAGTCCCTGTCTCAGTAAAATCGATGCGATAAGGGATGTTGACCGTAGACTTACTATCGGCAATCAAAAGATTCTGGTGAATCGTGTTTAAATCATCAAAATACAGGGTTATGGATGAGCTTCCGCTCTCTCGGATTCCGGGAGCGTATACAGTGGCTTCATCTTTAATCGTCGTCATATCAATCGATTGGATGGTGGGTGTTGGGGCCGCCCAATCCGAAATACCATTAATTATCTGCCATGATGTCGTTGCAAGGTCCGTCCCTGTTCCTCGGAAAAAACGAAGACCTTTGCTTGTGCGAGGTTCATATGCCATTATTTAGCCTCCTTCTTGCTTAATTTCCTTACTAGCCAAGCTGGAGGCGTTTGAGTTTTGACTTGATAAAACTCAGGTTTTACCTTTCTCAGAAAAGTCGCTCCGCATACGGCACAAGTATAGGTCGATCTCTCTTCCATTCCTAATCGATGTAAATGAGTATCTTCAAAAGCTACTACGGTTGTTTGATAAAAAAGCCCTTTCTTTGCAAACGGGACAAATATTAGCGTCGGATGTAGCCATTGTTTACCATTGCCACTTTTATTCTGAAATTTCATGATTTGAATCTGATTTAATATTCGCTTTAGAAAGAGACTGAATATCTCCCTTGCCGATAGCCCTAACCAGATCTCTATGTCTACGATTAATTGATTCGATAGCTCTGTTTTTCTCAGAGATTTGAGCTTCCACATCATTGATTCTTGATGAAAAATAATAGGAAGCTCCCCCGGTAAGAAGGAACATGACGATAAGAAGCAACGTCAGCATCCTCCAAAAGAGCGTAGATACATGATCTGAAACTTCCCTCGGAATATCTTTAGCAAATGCAAGAATAGCACTAGAAATTCCGTCCGTTTTCTCCCCACTGCCTACCGTAACTGTTTGACGCGTGTCGCTCATATTCGTATAGTGTCCTTTTTAATTGTTATCAAGAAATTCTTTGATTCCGTTATAAATAAGTTCATATTCATCGGTATCCGGGATAATAAATTCCGCAGTCTGATCACCAATACCAAGAGTTATGGTAAAAGATTGGTCCGCATTTTTCTTAATTCCACGGATAGAAAAAATATTATTTTGAAAAGAGAGGTCCCCCATAATTTACCTTTTTTTAAATAGCGTCCACTTCTTCTCTTGTAGTGGCTTTTTCAATTCTAAGTTTACGTTCTTTTCCTTCTTTCAATGCTTTATTTTTATGTGCTAAAGCCCCATTGTAATAAAGATCAAGGAATGCGTCTCCATTGAAAGAAAGAGAAATAGGAGTATTATCTGGAATAGAATATCCAGTTCTATTTATGTTTGAAAGTGGTAGTCCGTTTGCTTTTTGAAATAATATCATATTAGCATCATCTGAATAGTTTTGTTGATCATCAGAATTATAATTAAATTTAAAATCTGTACCATTTACATTATAAATAAATCCATCATATATTATATTTTTTATTCTTAAATTAATGTCTAATTTTTTATTATTTTTCATTTCTTCAAGAGGAAGAATAAATTCTTCTGACACAACATCAGGATTATTTTTAATAAATTCATAAAGATGATCCCAAAGATCTTTATAATCAGGAGAATCATACGGCACATGATATGGTAATTTATTTTTATGAATAATAAAGGATTTATCTTGTTTCTTATAAACTATCGAAGAATAGTCAATACCTTTTGTATCTATCATATTTTCTACTCCATTCATACATAATTACAGAGCGACTCTAATAGCCCATCCACCATTGGGAACGTCCACGGCAGAACCACCAGCTACGAATTGACCTTGCGACCAGTTTCCTCGACAAGTCCCACGGTCGCCGTCAGACCAACTTAAAACAAACCAAGTTCCTCCGGCAGGGACATTTAAAGTAGATTCATAAGTTAATACAGCACTTACAATAGCCTGAGCATTGCTACAGCTTTCCGCGCCCTTAGCCCAATTACAAGAATTAGCATAATTTACATTAAAATTGGCAGGATTCCAAACTTTCATAGTGGTCGGGTCGGAGTTATTGCCGCCCCAGACCCAATTTGGTTGACCATTTTGACCACTCCAGTACCAAGTTGTGACCCTGTCAGAAACGTATAAATGGTTTGTACTTTCAGACAAAGTTGCATAAGGAACATTACAATCAACGGTAGCTCTTTCTCCATGTTGTTTCTTAAATGAAAAAGTACCATCACTTTGTAAGTGAAGAGTTCCAGCAGCTTTTCCATTCCAAAAAAAACCAATCGAAGGCGCATATCCTATGTCAGATTGAGCATTTCCAACTAAATCATTTTCACGAATAAAAATCCCTGAATTTACGCACCTATTTGCCCATGAACTGACATACTTACCACGAAGATCACCAATCAACCCATTCATACTCCCGCCACCCAAAGACAATTTCGTATCTGCGTAAGCTTTGAGATTCATCAGGGCTTTAGCGGATGCGGCAACAACAGACGAGTTTGTGGTGTAATTATCTGTTAAACCTTCGGGGACACGATACCACGGGGACCACGTACTTCCGGTATTTTGAGTTATTCTCCAAAATCGACCTGTATTATTGTAATTAATATAGTCTTGATGAGAATACGTGGCATAAGCACGGACATCCAATGACCCGCCTACTTTATTCTTTGGGAAATTTACTAATGCATCGGCATTATTAAACCAATATCTACCATTTCCCGTAAATAAATTCGCATCTGTACCGATACCTCGGCCCATTGCAAGTCCACCTATTTGACCCCTCCCTTTTGCGGTAGTGACATTAGCGTCTACTACTACACTCGGAGTTTGAACATCATTCGCGCTACCATCTGTACGACCTGTACCGCCCCGTGCAAAAGGAAGAACTCCAGCCGTAAGATTACCTACGTCATTCGTACCGAGATTGGCGCGAGCCTGTGCAGCGGTAGAAGCTCCTGTCCCCCCTTTCGCAATAGGATTGACATTAGTAAGTTCGTCAGCCTGTGTAGCATTGGGAGCCCGTCCGGAAATATTTCCGGGAATGACACCCTTAGAATTACGGACTACTATGGAATTGGCAATAATCCCTGCATTAGCATGAAACCCGTCGATCCTATCAACATTGAAAGCGTACTTGCCAGTACCGTTATCCAGAGCATTCCAAACCGTTCCGCTTTTCATTTGGAAATTCATTGCAGATTGATTGAAGATGATAGTACCTTCCGGAGCATTGTCAGCAAGATCCCCTCGCATCCTCGCAATAAGTTTTGCAAGTTCTCGAATGGAATTAATATCCGATGCTATTTTATTGGATATTGCTGGTGCTGAAAAATTAGGATTTGCCATGTAAGGATTACCTTCTAAAGATTAGACTTCTATAGATTCAATTTTTATTTAGGCCGAGGGTTTGTCCGATGAAACTACTTCTGCGATTTTATCGTCTTCTTCTTTATCCGGGGCAATAATCACGGAAAAAAGGCTTTTCAATTTTTCGGAAGCTTCCTCAAGGTCTTTTTGCTTCTTTTCAAGAGACTTGTCTACAAAATACAGCGTGCTTCTAAGCTGCGTAAGCATAGCATAATCGTCATTTACCTTATGCTGATTCTCATCAATAAATTTAACAATTTCATTAATTTTTTCGAGATTCATATTTCTCTCCATTAAGATTTTATTTTATTCGTCTATCAGATATCGAAAAAAATGTCAATAGTATTTTTCTATCATGCAAACAAAGCAATAGCCAATCTATCTATTTTTACGTTACTATAGTAAATTTGAACTTGATCTCCAGCGGTAACATGGATATTTGCATATACGCCGTTTCCTAAGCCTCCTCCAGAATATCCGCTTGAACCTTCTCCAGTTCTTCTATTAATTAGCCACATCGAGCCAACAACGTCTGTTGACGTTCCGTATCCCAGTAAAATACCAGTATAATTTATGGTAATGATGCCACCAGTTGCAGGGATTGAAGTTATTAATTTCAATTCTCAGAAGTTTTTGTTTCATGTGCAGCGTTAAGTTCCGCCCAAATTTGAGTATTATTCATTTTAAAACCACACTCTAACTGGAGTCTTAGGCTCAGGAATAAGGAATTTCGAGTTAACGAATTTGTCTGGAATTACGAAACTCGAAATTCGGATATTGACCAATTCAAAATCATAATAAGTAGCCGGAGTAACGATAGTAGCGTTTTCTGGGTCATCGTTTGAATATACTGGAGGAGTTTTTTCAGCTTTTCCAATATAATCAACATAAACACCTTCCGGAGGATCATTAAGGGAGATTCCCAATGATTCTTCAAGGGCGGCTACATTAGGAGCGGCGAAATAGAAATCTGTATACGCATTGATAAGCTCCGAAGGCATTGGTGCTATAGCAGTATTCATAATGAGATTTTTCCTTTATCTAATTAAATCTGAAAGTTGGCTATCAGTTAAATGCGCAGGGAAAACGACGCACTGTTTCGTGGTACCCATAGAAAATTCGATTGTTCTAGTATTTTTTACGGAGTTATATGCCCGTTTTCCATCACCCTCATTAAAGAAGAACGCTTGACGTACAGGATTAAATAAAAATGGAGAGTCCTTTGTCGGACGTACGTTATCATAGATATCAATAGCACGAGTAGTTGCGCTATTGTTAATGAGTGGGATATAGGATGAATATCCAACCCCTATTTCATGCTGAATATTCCCAACTAAAATGGAGGAAAAAGAGTCTCCATTTATTCGAGTATTTCCAGTTGAATCCGCAAAATATATAGCGGAATAAAAACCATACGATGATTCTACCACAGAGTATTCTTCTAATATTCTTGCTCCAATAGAAATTTGTGTCCATCCATTCCGCATTTTTTCTATAGTAGCCCTCCATCTTACATTTGAGGACGCTGGTTCAATAACTTTTATGAGGGAACTTGTTTCTAGATTATATGAAGCGGCGTGATACCCTGTCGTTCCCGTAATGTCGGAGCCCATTTTTATTTGAATATAATTATGATTTATGGGCTTTACTACTAACGAAAATGTTATATCCTCGTTTAGATGGTTTGGAATATCGGAAGCGGCATACAATCTGTGCATCAGACAATGGTACGAATTCAAACTTGCATCAAGTTTTAAGATATATGCTGGACCTATAAATTTATCTTGAGTTTCTTCTTTTGTGATTCTAACGGCATTGAGTGTTTTCGCATAATTCGTTCTTTGTTTTTCAGTGAGCGTAGAAATGAATTTACCTGTTTTATTATCATATAAAGGCCGTTCAACATCATTTCCTACGATACGCATGTATCCTTCGGCATCAAAATAGGTAGCCCGAGAAGCTCTAATAAACGTAATCCCGTTATTTATAGAAAACTTGTCTTCGGCTCTTGTAACTTGGGCGGTTCCTTCCGTAGGAATCGGGGATGTTGGTTTAGTATCAAAATCTTCGGCTTCTTCCATTTGGGGACAAGCGTACCAGAAAGCGGATGTTTTATCTCCATCTAATGTAACATTAAAAGTTCCATTCGCTGTTTTTTCCGCAAAGGATAAGTTAATACCTGTTCTCGCCGTAGCTCCAGTAACACCTTTGATCTTAAACCAGATTCGATACCATTTATCCCCCAGATTTTCTAATCTAAAATTATCATCGGTCGCATTAGCCGATTTTAGTTCTATCATACCAGTTTTTGCGTTCACAATAATCCTGCGACCACTACCCTCAATTGCATGATAGTTAGGTGTATCAATGCTAATGTACGGAAAAGGGCTATTTGGATCGGGTCTAAATAAAATAGAAACAAAATAATTCTTATCATCGCTAGGAATTTTACCAAGAGCAGCTATTCCTTGGATACTATTTTGAACGGAACCACATCGAAATTTAGTTACACCTGATTCGACTTTAAACTTATATGACACACTTTTTTCCGGAGCATGAATGACATTTGAATCCATACCCGAGACACTAATTTGGGAAATGAGGTTCGTCCGCTGTGGCTCACGAAGCCACCCAAGGCATTCACCCGTAATGGGATTATGCTCAATGCGAGGAACGTTTGCTTCATGCGTCCGTAGAACTCCGTCAGGTCCCCAACACGTAGCTGATGAATTACGAGTAAACGTGATTTGCGGAGGAATCTTTCCCCAAGAATATTCATATTCATCAGCGAAAAGATTGAGGGAAGGATTCCGGGGAAGGACGTTAAATAAAGACAGGCTGTCTTGAATTGATCGCCCTTCCCCGGTTGACGAACTCCCGATAAGCACCCATTCAGTACCATTCCAATATTCAAAATTGCGTTTTGAGTAATTCCATCTTACGCAATCCGTACTCAGATTTGATCTGAATGCTGATTTCATGCCGACGATAACGTCAACTTTAGAAGGTACTTCTGCCATTTCGGGAGATCTCCATTTTTTATATTCCTACTGCTTTCCATACTACGTTTCCGGTAGTACGGACACCTTTATTATTGAAAAGAGACACTCTGAAAAACTTGGGAGAAGGAATGTCTTGGAAAGAAACCAAGGCGACCAATCCCGCGTCTTCACTTTCAGGTGCAGCCGTAACTTCCCATATGTCAAGGAATGGCATTGAGAAATTCACCAAGTTTCCAGTATCATCTTTATTTTCGGGCCATTCGGGGCCGTTCGTATTTGCCTCAGCTAGTGCGACGCCAGAGTCATTTCGAATCTTAACATCGAATTTAAGGTTTAATTCGAATATTCGAATAAGTCCCTTGGAACCCGGAAGCATACTAAGCGTAAATCGGATATACCGGAACCGCTGCAAAAAGACCTGCGTAGCATTTTCGGTAGCCAATTCCCACGGATCATTCTTACCTATTTTATATTCAATCTTTATCGAATATAAGGGTATTCCGGAAAGAACTTGAATAGTGGGGGTAACAACAAGCCTGATGGACTGCATGATTTGTCCATAATCAAATTCTTCTTGATACCATCCCTCTGAACCTGCTGGTTCCATCCAAGTGGGTCCGGCAATGTCCACCTTGTTTTTCCATGTGGATGCCGCAGTAGTTCCACCAAATCGTGCGATATTTTGTGCCCACGTTTCATTCTCGTTTACGATAGGGCCAATCATCCCACCAACGCCGTCAAGAATAAAATTATGACGTGTTCCAGAGAAAACAGAATCCCAATCGTAGAAAAGAACATAATCAGGAGGTTGAGAAATAACACAGGTGATAGGTGATGCTGCGCCTTTATTTCCGGCTACGTCTACCGGAACAACCCAATATGTGTAATCTCCGGATACAGCTTCAAAGATATTGACGATTAAAGCGTTAACATTGAAAATAAGTTCCGCACATTCCAATTCATCTCCACGAAGTACTTCATAATGATGAATTGGGAAGAATACCGTGGAAGGTTCAGTCCAAACAAGAAGTGCGTTATTGTCGATAACGGTAGGAGTTATATAAACTCTACCGGGAGCTTCGACTCGGAAACTCGTTTGACCCCATGCTCCAGCATTTCCTCCAGTATCCCAACCACGAACCCTGAAAATGTGGTCTCCGGTTTTTCCAGGAGGTACGACTATCTGTGTCGCATTAATCCTTCCGAAAGATTCTCCTGTTGTACTATTTTCTATCTCGTATTCAGTTATTGGTAAATTGATTGTTGAAGGCGCTACCCAAGAAATAAGGATTTTACCTTCTTGAATTGTCGCTTTTACAGTTGGTGCTGCGGCGGCTTTAATCTCGATAGAAACTTCACCCCAATCTCCATAGTTACCGACGATATCTCGTGCTCGGATTTTCCATTCATGAAACCCGACAGCTCCCGCAGGAACTCGGAAATAGTTGACTTTCGCTCTACCTACCGGAGTGAAATCCCCTTCAACGATTTCGAATTCATCTATGGGGAATGCGGACGGAGTAATAGGCCATTCTAACAGAATATCAGCGCCATCAATTCTTGCTGTCGGCTGGGCCCTCCCGAGAAGATCCACTTCAATAAATGTAGGAACAGCATTAGATTCATTTCCAAAAATATCTATCGCTTTCACTGTAAATTTATACTTACCTACAGGTCTTGGCGACACATATATTGAAGTCACATTAGAAAATTCCGTTCTTGACATATATTCATCATGAACTTCATAATTCTTGATAGGCCAAGAAGTTGTACAATCTGTCCAACTCAATTTAAGGCCATCAATAGTGACTTCCGTTTTAATGACAGGGTTTTTAGGTTTTTGAATAGTAACAGAAACGGGGGCAGGATTCAAGGAAAGATTTCCAAGCGTATCTACTGCGCTAACTGTCATATTCAATGTGCCGAATTTATTTGGGACGGGAAGTATGATACTCGTGTCAATCGTTTTCCCTGTAATGTCCCCTTGAACAGCATAGTAATCTATATCAAGAGTGGCTACGGGATTCCAACTGATTTTTACCCCGGACGGAGGAAGAAGCTTAGCGGTAACGCCGTCCACATCAGGAGGCGGCGCGGTTTTTCCAATAACGAAATATCCGGTTTGAGTTATCCAATCACTGCTAATTCCCCGTACAGGATCGGTAACTTGGATAGACAAGTCATATAGCTCACCAGACTCCATATTCGAAATGACGACATATCCTTCGGATACGGAAGTTCGAACGGTATTGCCCCAAGCTGCTTCTTGCGTTTTCTTTGCACGGGCGTAAACCACACAATCTAACGAGGTTCCATCTCCAACCTTAAACCAGATACCAACTTGAGGAATGATGTTCTGCCCGATCTTAACGAGCATGGACTCATCGGAAATTATCTGTGTAATGGTAGGATTGGGAATAGTATAAGTAGGTAGCTTGTCAATAATAATAGGAGGATTCCAAGGAGGAATTTCTCCTTTATCCGCGTCGAGGACTTCGGGAGAATACGGAATCGCCTTAATTTCAGCCGAGGAATTTTCGGCGGGCGCAATCTGAGTTACAAGGTATTTATCATTCGCTTCACCCATTAATGATACGCTAGCTAAATCTCCAATATAGGGAGTAGTAGCATATGTTATTGCAAAAGTAAAATAAATATGGGAATGTTCCTCTCCAAATTGTGGTTGAATTTGATAAGTAACAGTTTTTCCATATGGATTTCTAATTGCAATACCGTAAATAATATCACGTTCGCTAAAGACAATGGAATCATCAAGAACGACACCTACGGCGGGAGTATCAATGGGCCTTTCGGAATTTTCGTAAATAATATATTCCGTACCACCTGTATCCCGATAAATCAATCCTACAACACGTGCCGCTCCGAAAGTGTTCATGAGAACGTCATGGAAAATTTCAATAACGTCTCCACGATGACACATCCTGTGTTCCCAGTCAGCATTAATTGTAACGCTTAAAGGACGAAGAAGTTGTGATGCTAAATGATATCTTCCTTGCTTCCAGTTATTTGTCCACGTAGTAATGCCGGGAAAATCGATTTCTTGAATATCCGTAGCATTGTTTTTATCAAATCCGTCCGCATAGCAGAAATCTTCCGATTGCAGGAAATTATTTTCACTATTAACAAATTTGATTCTAAGAGCATGAGGGACGTTAGGAAAAAGTTTCTCCATGCTGAATCCCCAACTATTACGCTGATTGAATTGCTGCACAGGAGTTTTATTCTTATCGTCAATCACCACACCATATTTTCCATCTATTTCTGTGGTTACGGAAGCACGCGCTGCCGCAGCGATCTGAGTAAGACGTGACCACAGATTCTCTTCTGTATCACAAACAAAATCGAAAGTCCACCCCATTCGGGTACAATACTTATGAAACTCACGTAGCGTTGGTTCGTCAAGCTTGTCTTCCGTATAAGGAGAATTTAAAGCATGACGGGATGTCAATACATACCTATAAGCAGATGCAGGATTTCTCGTTTCCCTCCATTCCCACGTATTATTGCTAGTGTTAAAGTCTGGAATCAATGCCGTGCAAATAGCATTAAAGTTATCGACATATCCGGAGAGCTGTTCCGATGCCTGAATACGCAATTCCGAAACACATACGGGAACAGGAGTTGAAAAAGATTGACGATTTACAATAGACCTTTTCGTCGCCCACGTAGCTTCATCATAGATATACTTATTTGAATTATCATCAGTAAGTCTTCGAATACGAACATCGTAATCTCCGTGAGGAACATTCACAGTATAAGTACGGGTCAAGGGCTTTAATTGCTGTCCAGAGATGGCAAATTTGTTAATGCCATTCACATATTGGTCAGGAATGACAATTTCATAAGTCGAATAATCATAAACTTCGACGCAAGTATATCCCCATCTGCTTCCAAGTCCATATCCGCATTTTTTCGTATAATGTTTTACTTCATTAATATATGGAGCGGCACCGGATACAGAACTTACCCGCAAGTCTTCGCAAGTATATGAATATGTATATGATGTGTGCACTCTCCCATCGTCATCCTCTTCATAATGAGGAGTTGATACAAGAATAACTTTTGCTAATGGAACGGTATTAACTGGAGCTGTTTTTCCATCAGCCATATTGATATTACCAGAAAAATCACTATAGACAATAGAGTTTCTTCCGGCGTTTAAATAAAAGCCAGTTTTTCTTTTAAGCTCGATAGATGTCCCACGAATAGGGAATGACCCCCCGACAAGTCCTTTCCATACCGTATCATTCTTTAATTTATATTCAGCTTCAAACTCAACGGTACGATCATAGTTATCTCCATTTTTTTCATTGATGGAAGTCAGCCCTTTGGAGAATGTGATGTCTAAGCTGATTGTATCGCATTCTCCCATTGTCCGAGTAATATATCCAGCTTCTTTCGAGATTAAAGTCCCCACGGTTTCTTCATTAAAGGATTTGCCAAAATAGACAAGCCCTTCACCAGTGGTAGAAGGATGGAATCTGTGGTCAATATTTTTAAAGTTTTCTAAAGGCGTATCCCCAATTTTAAAATCTCTTACGGACATATCTGGGTGCCCCCAGATAACGCACATATTGAAATAGGTTTTATCCGATTCAATATTTGTCCAAGATTTCGCTGCCAAAGGAGGAGTGACCTTATTCCTTCCGAAGATAAGGGGAACAAAACCATATGGGCTCGCTCCGTTTCTTGCTCCGGAAATAGAATAAGTAGGAGATTCTTTTTCGGAAGATTTAGGCCCGCTAAGTTTAGGCGTTGCAGGAGGGCAAAGCATATTGACAGCGAGTGAGCCAACCGTTAAGATACCAAAACTTACTGCGGCACCAGTCCAAGTCAAGGCTCCCGCCGCTGTCATCAACCCCCATGAAGCCGGAGCAAGTACGGGCACTGCGATAGCAGCGACAGCTACAACAATGTTAAGGATTGTAGCAAAAGGATTTTTACCGCCACCTTTACCGGGCTTAATGAAAAATTCGACACGCTGACCATCCGCAGGATATGTAACATCCCATTTTTCTTTAGGGATATTGATAAAATCCACACGGCAAACACAATGCTTCTTTAGATATTCGGCATATGCGGGAGTAATAGCTTGGTTAGCCCGAAGAATTTTTACGGAGTCGGTAATGATTTCTTCGAGGCACTGCCCTTCTTGGACTGTGAGCGAGACACGAGACGAACTTGCCCAATGCCGACCAAGAACTGTGATTTCCCCTCTTTTACGAGAGGCTCGCTTTTTCATTGCTTTACCGCGCATCTACGTGCCTCAAAATTCTCGTAATTCTGTTTTTCCATTCGGACGTATCGTACCTACGAATCGTACTATGCGCCCCTTCAAGTATGTCCAAAAGCCATCCATCCTCAACCCAAAGTCCGATATGTGTTTCAAGACCTCCAGTCCTAAAAATAATAATATCAAGAGGTTTGCGAGGCTCATTCGTAACGTCTATATAGCAACCAAGATCAATGTTCTTTTTTACTGTGGAGTTTACGTCTTTTCTACGATACGCATGAGAATAGGAATCCCCGAGCCACGGAAGATCAATGCCAAGCTCCTCTTTATACACGAGAAGCACAAGGCCGTAGCAATCACAGCCTTCGGAAGTTATTCCGTGATCCACAAAAGGGATTCCTATGTATTTTGAAAACTTGTCTCTCATTTTCATGTTTTATCCATTATAAAAAAGACTATAAAAATATGCTTGAACAAATCTAAGCCACGGCACGGGTTCTTGAGAAGCCGTATTCAAGGAAATGCTGGCATCTACAGTTTGGGCATTGATTGTTACGGAAGATAAATCAAATTCCGGATACACAGTATCAACAATATCCGGAAAAGCGGTGGTAACTATTTCAAAAGTTACTTTAGGAGTGCGTCGATCTGTTTTAACAAGATACGGTGCTATATACCGAGAAACATTGTCGATTGAAATTTTGCATTCAGGAGGTGTCTCTTGTCTGGAGTCCGGGGCAATAGCTCTCATGGGAATATAAAGAAATTCTTTGCCACGGGATATCGTTCCGTAGATAGGAAGATTAGTTTCCATATCATTCCTGAGAAAAACCGTAGGGTCGGACGATAGATAAATAGGTTCCGTCCAGCTTGGATGCGTAATTGTCAAAAGAACTATGTCGGCGTTATCCGTTTCCTGCGCCATCATCGACGCCACCGTACTAGGCGAGAGGGGCATCGTAAAAAACCTCAAAGGTAAAATCTACTTTCCATAGGCCGGGAGCGATGAAATTTATTTCATACAATTCCGTGTCCGACTTCGGCATTATACGTACTTTTACATTTTTGTCAAGTCTAGGATGAGGAAATTCAAAGGCTTTTGCCCCACCGCCAAGAATTGTTCGGATAAAGATTTCTAATTTTTTAGTAGCTGCCGTAGTCATTTTAAAAGATACATTCATTTTTCCGGGAGTCGCGCTTCCCCTCCGTCTAACTTTACTCGGACCTGTATCCATAGTAGACACAAGAATGTTGGACGGCATTGATTCGGAGTACCCTCCGTCTGCGAAGGGTACTTGAGGAAGATCTGCGGGCCAAGTAATACTCATATAATCACCGCTTAATCGTCGGGGGAGTAGCCCCGGTTTGAGTTCTGATAGCATAATTGGCTTTGGTGCCGGGAGTAAGCATCTGCTGTGCGGCGACATCACCAATTATAACATCTATGCTTTTTGACCCATTTGCATTCTGAGTTTGTTTGGTTTGCGCCTTTTGACCAGTAGAGTTATAAACATTTACAAACACCTCGGAAGATGAAGAAGATGTGGGTCGGCTCGACTCATTTTCTCGTTTAGAAATGACGCCGAGTTTACCTGAGCTTGTTCTCGTCAAAGGCATAATAGCTTCGGGTCCAGCTTCTCCCATCAATCCAGCACCATTGGCATACTGGCTGATTTCTTTTCCGTAAGAGAAAAGAGTCGGTGAAGTTACTATCGAATTGCTATGACCAGAAATTCCAGTCATCACGCCACCATTGGCTTTTCTATTAATACCGCCGAACCAAGACGAGAATGAAACCGCATTATCGGCACCGCCTCCACCGCCAATACCTCCGGTGAAGAGGCCAAGCGCAGATTGGAGAATGCCGGACATAAGCTGTTGCGCAAGCAATTTTGACAGGCTTCTGATCATGTCATTGACCAAGCTGTCAAATGCCTCTCCGAAGGACTTAAAGTCTCGCATACCTCCTACCACAAAATCAGATAAGGCGGCAGCCAAGCTATCCGTAGTAGAGGTTACTACTTCTCCCAATCCAAGAGCATAGTTCTTGTGCTGATCATAGTAGTCTTTGATACCGAGTTTCAGATTATCTAAAACACCACCAGACGTACGGATTCTCTGTTCCGCCATCCATTCATCAATACGGGCAACGGTATCGGCATATTCTTGTTCAGCGGCGATTCTTTCTTCTGTGGAAGAGAACGCGGAATTGGATATAGACCTATAGAGCTTCTCAGCGGTGTCTTTCCATTGCTTAGATTGCTTTTCATAGGATTTAAGTGCGGCCTCACCCTTATCGCCAGAAACGATTTCGGAATAAGCCCTTTCAAAGTCCATCAACTTTTCACGAAGATCATCGACAGCTTTTTTTTCTTTTTCCGCTTGCTTGGCGAACAATCCTTCTTTGAGCTTGTTGCTCAGGAACTCTTGCGCCTCAGCAACGGAATGTAATCCATCAGGAAGCTCATCTTTGTAGATTTCCGCGACTTTTTTAATATCAAGTTTATGTGTAGCCAGTGAAGCGTTTAATTTTTCAATTTCGGCTTCAACAATTTTTGCGAAGTTCGTTTCGGTTCCAAACAACTTCTGTACGCGAACATCAAATCCTTCAATATCAAATTCAGGGATTTTCTTTGGCTTTTTATTTGCGTCTCTTTTTGCTTTGCGATTAGCATCTTCTGCGGCAACAAGAGCTTCGGATTTTTCAGCGATTTCTTTATAGACTTTAGCTACATCTGCGGCTATTTTATTTCCTTGTGCATTAAGGAGATTCGTAAAATCGCCGGATTCTATAGCTTCTAATATCTGTTTCTCCTGCCCTTTTTGAAGTTCTTTCATTGATGAAAGAGTAGTCAAAGCAGCACGAGAGGTCTTACTCCCTACTGTTGCTAATTTACCTTCAATAGCAGCGAGTTTTTGTTCCGCAGATTGAAGTGCTGCAACAGACAATGCAGAATTTAGTTTTGTTCTAAACTCGTCAATATCTTGAGATGAAAGATGGAAAGTCTCCCCAAGTTTTTCAATAATTGAATCGAGAGTAGAAGCGTCCGCTCCAGAGGATACTGCCGCCTCAGCTACAAGCCGGAAAGCATTATCAAGTTGACCAGATTGACTAGACATAGAATCAAAAGCTGATTCAAGCTCTCTCATCTTTTCTTCGGTCAAAGTATTGGCGTTCTGCTGTTCAGTATATGCTGCAAGGAGATTCCGAGTCTTGTTTTCCAACTGCTCTTGAGCTTCGGACATTTGGAGAAGGCCACGAATCTGAGTTTCGAAATCCTCCTGTCCAGCAAGTTGCTTGCCAAATTCTGTAGTCTTTGTCCCCTTGCGAATAGCTTCGTAGGCTTCCGCGAATTTAGCTATGCTATTCCCGCTTTTGTTCGCTTCTCCGGTGAGTGCTTCCAACGCCGCTTTAGCTGCATCTGCGGTATCTTTTGCATTGAGAATGGCACCACCGAAATTATCCCATTGCTTAATGACCTCTTCGGATGCACCAGCTTCTTTCATGCCGTCCTTGATGGTACGGAACATGATCTTGAAACGATCAAGAGTATTCTTAATCATTTCATCTCGGGCTTTCGGATCGGTTTCTTCGTTTAATGCTTTATCAATAGCATCACGAGTCTCTTTAGCAAGCTTAACGGCTTGACTTCTCAAGGTAAAGAGAGCTTCTGAATCCGTATCGGAAAGCGGGCCGAGAATAGCGTCGAAGAAACTTACCACCTTAGTAGAAGAGAATACGTTAGGAAGCTCTTGAAGGGCTTGAATAAAGTCCATCTGACGCTTTACGTATTCACCGCTAAGATATTGTTCTTGAAGACGTTTATTGGAGTTCGAAAGATTATTCTGACTTGCCGCAGCTTTTTCGGACTTACTGGCAATTTCGTCGAAGCTCTTGGCATATCCGGAAATGAATTTTTCAGAATCGGACATCTGGTTGCTAAGATCGTATGCCGCAGTACCTACCGCGACTAGAGCAGTGACGGTAAGCGCGATAGGATTGGCGTTAAAAGCAAGTGCGAATTTAGCGATTACAGCTTGTGCGGCTTTCATTATGCCGGAAGTTTCCGCTGCGGCTACTCCAGTTAAAGTGAAAGCAGTCCCGAGATTCTTGAGCGCATCTACCGCAACACCGAAAGCCGTAGTAACTTTAAGCGTTGTATATACAATCCCAATCCACTCCACGAAATTCATTATTGAATCAATGTTCTGTCCAATGAATTTCGTAATTTCCGTAAGTACGCGAATAAAAGCTGCTGCACCCTCAGAATCCATCATTGCGGATTTAAGGTCAAACCATGCGGTAGCCAATCTATTAAGCTCGGCTTGCAAACCGTGAGAAGCTTCTTCCGCTCCCTTAGCATACGTCTTTCCGACTTCTTCCGCAAAGGTACGAAGATGTTCAAGTCCCACTTCGCCTTTTTGGAGCATATCGTCAAGTTGTTTTGTGGTCACTCCAATAGCTTTCGCAAAAAGATTCACTGCACCGGGCATTCTTTCAGAAAGCTGCAATCTAAGTTCTTCCGCGCTGACCTTGCCCTTAGAAATCATCTGAGAGATAGCGAGGAACACAGAGTCCATCTGTTCGCCAGTGAGTTTAAGTGCAACGCCCATCTGGGAGAAGCTTTTAAAAATCATCTGAGCGTCGTTTTCTAAGACAGTTCCTTTCGCGGAAGCGAATAAGGCTTTCGCAGCTTGCGCAGTATCGATAAAAGACAGTCCAAGTTCATCACTTACTTTACGCACAAATCCGAGGGATTGCTCGGCTACTGCGGACTCTCCGTAAATCGACTTGAAAGAAAGCTGTAAGCTATCAAGAGCGGTGGTAGCGTTAAATACGGACTTGGTAAGCTCGACCATTCCGTACATACCGAAAGAAACACCTACAGCGCCCGCTGCGGCTTGAACACCAGAAGTAAGGGAATACGGCGTAAGAAGCCCGGAAACGCCTCTACCACCCTGTTTTGTGCGTTCCTGAGTGTCAGCAAATCGACGAAGAACCTCGTCAGACGCATTGATGCTTTTCGCAAACTCAATAGCTTCGGCGGATGTAAGCCCATACTCACGCTGCATCCGTTTTAACTGAGTTACCGCCCTTTCAACACCGCGCATCTCAAGGAATTTTTGCATCATAGAAGACGCTTTCGTCGCATCTACGCCGAAAGCACCTTGCAGAGCGTTCCCAATTTTATCAGTCTCACTTTTAATTCCTGCGGCGGCGGTTTTAGCGGACGCTTGAATACTTCCGATTGACCTGATAATATTTATAGAAGCATTAGTAATATCAGCAACGGGCAGGGCTTTCTCCATGCTCCGAGAAATTTGCTGGCTTGTTTGAGTGATTACTTCTTTAAGATTGGTGAGAGTGCTTGCTGTTTTACTATCGTCAAGCTCCACCGGAATAACTAGCCGTGTGAGTCTTTTAGTCGCCATTAAGATCCCTCTTCCGTGGACAAATATTTTTCAAGCACTTTTTCGGCTGAATCCGCAGTTTTACGCACATATCCCGCAGGTTGAAAAGGGTTTGGTGTGGATTTACCGGGAATGCCATGCTCTTCTTTTTTTGAAAAAACGTAGACTTTTCCGTCTACTTTACTTCTTTCCGTAAATCTGATAATTTCTTTCGTAGCTGGATCTCTGAATACTATACCGGGAGGTACGCCAAGTTTGTCTTCATATCGCATCCATTTTTTAGGACTTCTTTTTCCCTTGACAACATGGGGCTCCGTACCGTATTCAAGAAAATGTGCATACCAAGCTCCAGCGTCAACAAGTTTAGCTTTTTTAGGTATTCTTTTTGATGGACGGACAAATGGCGTTTCTCTAAAATTTTCATTGGGCGTTACGTACCAAGGGTTCTTGGAAAGGGGGATACTTTTAGCATTTTTTATCATCTCAAGACGGAGCGCATTAGAAAAGCCCGTAAGGACTTTCGCACCCTCCGTCTCTATTTGAAATGAAATTTCAGAGAGAAGTTTGAGCGGGAGTTGTTGTACATTAAAAGCCATGTACACCTCCAATCCATTACGGGCTTTTTAAGGGAGATTGAAAATGAAAAAATTTTACGTTTTGCTTAGAGTCTTTGTTTCTGTTGAAATCATCGGTGCCTTGATTTTTGCCTTTGGTATTCTTGCGGACGTGAATGGAAAACCTTATGGTACAAAGTTGGGCATAATCGGTTTGTATATGGCATTGAGTTGCCATGTGCTACTCAAGAGTGCAATTATTCCGGGCATCAATCAGATTGTTTCGATGCGTAAAGAATGGGAGGTGCGCAAACGGCTGGATAAAGAAAACGCTGCGAAGAAGTAGGCGACTTTTTTATTCAATAACTTTTCCGCCATAAAGAGCGAACATCGCCTTTTCTTGTTCTTCGGGGGTCATCTCTCTTTTTCTAGGAGATTGGCCCCCTTCTTCATTCTCTTGTTCTTCGTTTTTAATCTTATGGTAGGCAACCCATCCCATGAACTCTTCTACGTCCATGTTTTCTAAAAGCTGGTTTACCGTCATATGAAGATCACGCGCAAGAGAATACGCAAACATCCAAAGCCAGCCAGTAGTTAGTTTTTTTCTGCCTCTTCCTGAGCCTTTTCATTGATAGTATTCATCTTTGATGCGGCTTCAACCAAGGCAGTAACAACCTGAACATCCTGACTCAAAAGCCAATTGATGTCATTTTCAGTAAGCATCTGGTTGCCGTTCTCATCGACAAGGCAAGCAATAACCATGCGGTACATCGCAAAGTTATACTCTTCGACCTTTTTATCCTCGTCTTGAACTTTCTCGGCGCGGCTATAAATTTTCATTGCTTCCCCGGCGCTCAGTCTACGCATGTAAACTTCCGCGTCCCATACGGGGATATAAAACTTGTCTTTCACAACAGTAAGACTATTACGCAGCTCCGCAAATTTTTCAATAGTAAGAATAGCCATATGATTCCTCTCCTGAATTTTTTTTCGAGAGGGAGACGATTCTCCCTCTCTTTCTATTTGATTGTTATAGATTAAACGAAAGTGATAGCAATATCGGTCTTCGTACTGCCGGAAATGAGATTCGCATCAGCATTAGCAAAAGCGCTATCCATAAAAGTCAAGGCGATATTAGAAACATCTGCCTTATTAGTAGTGGCTCCAGTGAAAGACAATTCAGCAACCGTATTACTAACTTTCTTAAGAGCACCAACAAGTCCCGCCGGGACATTAGCCAATTTATAATGCGTATTTGCAGTAAAGTTTGCGGCGGCTCCAACGCTCGTAGTAAATTTAGCAGTAGATTCCTTACCCGGGATAAGCGTTACAGTAACTTTGCCAGTCACATCGCCAGTTGATTCAGTGCCAACGAGTGTGCTATTCCAACTCAAGGTTGCGCGTTTACCACCAAAAACCCATTCAATCTTGCCGGAAACGTCGAAGGTGTACGTAGTCGTATTCGCAGCACCGACGCCACCAGAAAGCGGCATCCCGGTAAGCTGGCCCATGAAGTACATAACTGTACCCGTGGGGAATTCTACCTTACACGGACGGTAATCACGAGAGAACAAATCTTGCGTCAGCAAATTCTGATGCGTTTCACAAAGGTCATCAACATAACCGTTAAAAGTAATAGTGCCGTTATCAGGAATATCCGAGATTTTTTCTACGGCTTCCGATTGAGTAGTCGTAACGGTAATTGTAGGTTTGGAAATGTTAGGTCCATTCCAAGCCGAAATTCCCGGAACGTGTTCCCATACTGCCGTAGCGAAAGAAGACCCCGTACCACGGAAGAATTTCAGTCCTTTACTCGTTCTGGCTTGATAAGATACAGCCATTGTTAAGCTCCTTCTTCAAGGATAAAATCTACAGATTGGATATGCCAAATATTTTGCCCAATCTGCGTTGTTCCATAATGATCTCCATCTACGCAAGATGGAAACTCCGTTTCCGATAAACTTCTGATAATTTCGGAACCTTCTGTGGCGTCTGCATAGTTGGTGCTCATTACATCAACTTGTACACGGACTGACCGCAATAAGTCCCCCCTATCAGAAAGTGTTTTATCCAAGGGATCTCCGGAAATTCGATGAATTAGAACGAAGCGTTTAGTATTAGCTACAGTGTTCGCTTCGACGATTCCTTGGAAAATATTTTCACCAAAAAATTTTTTTACTTCTTGAGACTTTATGAAAAGTTGAAAAAGTTTTGTTTCCGCTCTTTGGACAAGCTTTAATGGCGTATTAAGCATCGGAAAGTCTCCTACACATAACTTCAAGATAAGTATTCTCTTTATTTATAGGAGGTGACTTTACTTCCAAAACAATATCGCCTTCATGATCCGAATGTAATATGAATCTACTTCTATCTGAAACGTCCGAACGAAATCTCATGGAAAGTCGTATCGTCCCTTCTCCTTGAGACTGAGAAGCAATCCAATATTCTCTCCCAGACATATATTCAATGCCAACATAGATGTCAGCTACAGGATGATATAAACTTGTCGGTGAACCAGTAACGTCTCTTGATCGAACTTCTTTAAGCAATGTCGCTCTTTTATTTAATACGGCAGGATTTGAAGTATAATCAAGCATATCAAACAAATCCTATAATTTTAAATGTGTCCAATATATTATCTATAAAATTGCTTGGAAATAATGCGTCGTTAGATTTGCCAGCACGAAGGGCTATTTCAGACCTTTGCTGAAAGAGCGTTCCTGTACGAACCATAATCCATTGTTTCAAAGGATGAGGACAATTGCTTACAAAAACTTTTTGAGTTGGGATTGCATCAGGCGCAATATGTAATTTCGGAATTTCCGTGATAGGAGGAAGCTTTACAGATTGGGCATCTACATAATTATGAAATTCATCGTGAATGAAACCACCAGCATAATTTATGATGAGGGATGCACCTTTTACAATTGATGCTTCCGTAGTCTGAATTTCTACAACATCATCCTTGACAAAAATGGCAAGCACGGGTACGTTGTTTCCAACGGAATCATAGATTTGAAAATTTTCTGGTTTTGCATCGCCCACAATGGGTCGATTGAATACGAGAATAACACTAGATTCAGTGAATCCGGTTTTAGCTGGTTCAATGAAAGGAGATTCGTTAGTTACAATTTTTTCCAATTTTTCTTCTACCGTATATCCAGCGCGAAGAACAATCTTTGGATTAAGGGGAAATCCGCTCAAAGGGGAGAGAGATCCAATAAGCGGATTTCCTTGCGGCGACAACGCAGGGTATTCAACAGTATACAGGTCAGGAGAGACAGGCTGGCCCGAAGAGTCAAACACTTCTACGGATGTAACGGGAACCACGGGGAGAGGAACCGCAGACCCATTCATCTCTTTTTCGGAGGGAGTCCACGACCATTCTGAATCTACAAAAACTCGCCCGGTCTTCTGTTCCGCGTGAGTTGTAGCGGAAGCTATAAGATTTTCAATATAAAAATCTTCTTCCGCAGTTGTGGTATTCAGCCTCAAATGCTGCTTGACCTCTTCTACAGAAACAGGGTAGCATTTAGGGGCAATGGTCATGTCAAGACTCATATCGTCTATTTCCCTTCGTTAATTTTATGCTTTACTTTATCGGCAAGTTCGGTAAGAACAATCTCGGCGGAACCGAAACCGGAACGACCACCGACAAAAGCAACGATAGTAAGATTTTCCCTTTTAAGGCGTTCATCAAGCCCGGCCTTTTTCAGGTCTTCTACGATACCCATAACATCTTCTGAAACGGAGGGGGCGGGAACCGCCCCACTCACAATTTCTTTTGATGATTTAGGCTTCGCAGAGGACTTCGGAGTTTCATCAGCGATGACTTCTGTAGAAGCCATAACGCTGGTAGTCGCTTCATTGATAGCCATAGAGAATTACTCCACCGGAACGAGGTCGGCACGCATCAGGACCGCATGAACGGTAGGAGTGCCTTCGGTCTTAGTGACGGTTACTTTCACGAACTGGCGGCTACCGATATAACCGACTTTCGCGCTAGTTACTGACGCGGTGACTTTCACATCCGCAATGGGTTTAGTGAGGTCCAGAGGTTCAAGTTCCTCGGTAGCGGTAGAAGCCGTGTCGCCATGCGTAATAGCAAGCGAAGCTACATTGGTGCCGTCACCTTCGAGCACGAAAGTAACGGAATTGAACCCCTGAATGTCAATGGGAGTTCCCGAAGTAACCGGGACCACCTTCATATGAGATGCAAGATCTTTCATAGCCATAATGATTTCTCCTTTTTTGCTTAGGCCGCGAACTTGAGCAGCTTAATCGCTTCAAAGTTCTGAATGCCTCCGCCAGTACGCAGGTCAATGTTGAAGATAACGAGAGGGGCCTTGGTCACGGTGTCTCGCTGGATACGCATACCGCGACGTTCGACAACAAGATATCCCTTACGGAAGTTGCCGAAGGCTATAGAGAAAGCATTGGATTCAATGTCGGGCATATTTTCGTCAATTTCGATGTTGTAGCCGAGCAGGGTGTTCGGCTTGCCCATCTGCAAGGACGGCTGCCACAGATAGTTACCATCGTTATCCTTGAGCTTACGCACGGAGGACTCGGTAAAGGAGTTCATCAACCAGTTAGCGCCCTGACGATAACCACGTTTCAGGAAGGTGGTCATATCGATAAGGCAATCGGCGGGGCCTTTATCCTTAGAGACAGAATCGTAAGGAAGGAACGCACCAGACTTGCCAGTCTTAGCAAAACCGAGCTTGCCCCAATCAACACCAGCCTTGCCAGTCTGTTCGGCAACGGGATAGGCAAGAATGCCGAAAGGCTTCTTCACGCCATTGCCCCACACATGAGCATGAGCAATCGTTTCGCCAAAGGCGATACGGGTACTGTCCATGAGTTCGGCTTCGATGTCGACATAAGAGTCTTCGATGAGTTCGGAAGACAAGGTGGGCTTCGCCATGAGCGTGTGAACATCCCACTTGAGCTGACCGTAATCCGGAGTCTTGGTTTCGTGGCGCGTTTCGACTTCACCAGTCCACACAGCAGATGATTCGGAAAGACGGACAGGACGTTCATAGCTTGACGTACCCGTAGTCTTCTTTTCAGCAAGACGATAAATCGCAGAGTCATCACGAGCGAGTTTCAGGATATCACGTTCGACTTCCACAGGGACGAAAATGCCACCATAGGTATCAATACCAGACAGGAGGGTCTTCATTTCCGTTTCTGACTTGGGAAGGCCATAAGCTTTCGCGGCGCGCATTTCAGCTTCAATAAGAGCTGACTTTGATTCCTCGGGAAGATCCTGATAATTGGTCTTGTGGACGGTACGGAAGAAAGCGGACTTAACCATATCTTCACGAGTCTTCGGATCACCAGAGGGGGCGCTTGAAATCTTGAGACGCTTAATCTCTTCGTCCGCCTCAGCCTTATACTTCTTAAAGTCTTCGTCCTGTTTAGCAAGCATTTCCTTGAGATCGGAAATAGCGGCAGAGCTATCCTTTTTCAGGAGTTCATCACGCTTGTCGAGAGCAGCCTTCTGCTCCTCCCAAAGTGCATTGATCTTGTCGATAATAGTATTTTCAGCCATAAAAACACTTCCTCTTTTCGAGATTTTTAAAATAGATAAAGTAAAAAGTACCTCCCATTCATCCCGAACTGAGGCATTGCCAATATTGACTTTGATAGTGTAAATCATATTTTTACATTTTTGTCAACCCCTTTTTTAAAAAGAACAAAAAAAAATTACGCCGTCTCAATTAAGAAAACGGCGTAATAATCAGTCATATTTTTTATTAAAAATTATTTTTTAAACAATGCTTCCAAGGCTTCCAGAGCTTCCCTTTCTGCATTTTCTTTACGTTTGGCAGCAATAACCTCATCAAGCCATGCAGAAAGTTCTTCGTCCATTTTAGCTTCTTCTGTATTTTCAGAAACAGTTTCGCCTTTCGTTTTATCTTCGGCGTTATTTTCGGGAGTATTGTTTTCGGGCTCATTCGACTCTTCGGAAATATTTACGGATTCCTCTTGGATGCCCTTGGGTTCTTCATGAGTCTCCTTAGATTCTTCCGGCTGTTTAATTCCTTTGATTTCCGCATCAATATCAGCGGAGATAATGGATTTAAGCTGAACAACGATATCTTTGGCTTCCTTATTAGAAAAACCTTTTTCACGGAGGAATTGTTCGGCATCTCGCAGAGTGCCGATATTTTTCACCGCGTCAATAGTAGCTTCCGTATTCATGGGAAACGTCACCACAGACCCTTCAATAAGATGTACTTTATTTAATTCTCGGATAGTATATGCGGAAAATTTCCGACCGTATTTCTTTCCTTCCACATATTTATAATCTCTGGCTTGATAGCCAATGCTCATGCCCATAGAACCGGGATCTGATTCTTTCAAGACTGTCCACATATCTTTGCCAGACGTGGTACTGAAAAGTTTCCCTTCTACATAAAGGCCCTTTTCATCCTCACGCATAAGCGTCCATTTTCCAATAGGCTCAAGATCATCAGCGGTAAGTTTCATGCCGCCATGCTGCTTTAGCATTGGAGGATAATGCCCCTTATTTTTCCATTCTCGGAGAGTGTCTTTAAATGCGCCGGGCATGATAACGTCCATACCTTGGTCGACATTATTGCAAACGGCGAGATATCCGGAAAATGTATATTGATCTCCGTCATCACTTTTACATTCAAGATCACTAAAAGGGCAAAAATGTTTCGTTTCAACTGTCATTATTTTTTCTCCGAATTTCCTTTAAATTCGCTCTCCAGTTCCGCCAACTCTTTTTTAATGAGTTCATATTCAGTACAGGTTGGGTCGACGCCTTGCCGCAAAAGCTCCTCTACCCAATCCAAATCACGTTTCTTGAAATAAATAAGCTTAGAAAGGGCGGCTTGATCTTTACTCATTGTCTTCGTCATTCCGTTGATCGCCATTGTTCGTCTCTCCGTTTTTAGGTTTTTTCGGAATTGTACTACCTGATTGAGGAATCTGCGCGTCCATTACGTCCGCTTCCTTAACAATGGATTCTACAGTCCTCATAGCCCCCTGCATAAATAGCTCATCGCCGCCCTTGACGGGATTCATTTCAGACAGGGCTCGAACTTCGTTAGGAGTCATATATCCGGAATTGATGGCAGTACGATAAACTTCGGCACGGCTTTTTGCGTCGCCACGAAGCAATCCATCATCTATGAACTTGAAATACAGACCTTCCTTTCTACGCTGTTCTTCTGTGAGCAAGAATTTATTAGCACTCGTTTCAATACGCCGATACCACGGATCAAGCGTATGAATTTTATGCTGCAAGAAAAGCTGTTCGGAAGATGCGTACGTTGTGGTCTTCATATAATCAAAGACCATGATTGGCATCACTCCCCAATTTCGACAAAGATCCGCAACTTGGAATTGACGATTCTCAACAAACTGAGCGTCCTGATTAGTCATGGACATCTGCTGATATCGAAAATCGTTGCTCAAGATAATTGTCTTATTGGCATTTCTTGAACCGCTATATTCTCTCTCCCACGTCTCACGAATACGCTTTCTCTGTTCCTCTGTCAAGTCATTTACTGCGGTAAGAATGCCGGAAGGTTTAACTCCATTCTTTAAAGATGTTCCAAGATATTTATCCGAAGACAAAGAAAGACCAATAGCATTTTTTGCCAATTTGACAGGGGACAGTCCACGAATAACATCGTACCCTCTCCACTTCAAATGCCACATATCCTTTTCAGGAATTTCAATATATCGCCCGTTTTCGGTCGTTACAAAATATTTTGACCGAAGCCCAAGAGAATCAGATTCATCCATCTGAACATTAACCATGCCGGGAGGGAAAGGATACATCTCCTTAATCTCTCCACGTACTCTTACAAGCCAAACGAAAGCTTCTCCGGTCAGCGCGAGATGCAAGCCGAGAGTCTCCCGAAATTCAAATTGACTTTGATATGGATTTGGGCCTTCCTCAAAAAGCCAATACAATGGGTGATTTTCCGCTGGCTTTCTAGTATTTCCCTTTTTTTGATACAAACGAAAAGGAACCTGAGCGATACCATTGGAAATAACGGAAACACAAGCCAAGACGACAGAGCAATCAAGCGCTGTCCGCGTAGTTACTGGAGTACCGGAATCGGAAGCAGAGATCGAATTTAAGAACGAATCGTCCATATTCGATTTAGACTCTGAATCCTTTTTTCGGAAGTTATTGAAAATATTTAAAAAACCCATAGTACCCGCCCTGCGGTAAAAATTTACTACTACGTCCTATACGACATATATTTTCCTTTGTCAAGTAAAAAATTGACAAAATTGTAAAATATAAAAATTAAGGGGCGTAAATACGCCCCATTATTAATTTTTATATTTTACAAGAAAATAATAAACTTAATTTATAGAGTTCAAATTTAACCACTCTTTATAGAACACTAAAGTCCTAAAAACGGCCCTTACCACTCATAAATGGATTGTTGTCTGCTATGACTCCCTTTATGATTAAAAAGAATTAGATCGATCACAGCGTTATATCCATCCTCATCTCCGACAATATAAAATTGGGAAGACAAATTGGTATGTTTATCAAAAATCTCTTTGATGATAGAGTCTTTCTCTTTTGCTTCCATTTCCGTTTGAATTCTACCAGCCATAGAATATTTTTTAACCCTTTTTACAAGAACATCTATTGTTTTTGCAGACTGATGAAGGTTTAAAATTAGATTTGTCAAAGGCGCGGAGTAATAAGACCTAGGAGCGATATATGCCAGTCCAATCAGGATAGGCGAGTCCGTAATAACATAATCAACTTTTCCAAGAAGCCTATCTACTCGATGCCATTGCTGCGCAGTAACGAGCAATTGATCATTCAGTAGGTCGACGCTATTGTCCCATACACAATCTTTAGCAAACTCAGTTACAAGCTCGCAAGAAATCCCACACAGCTTTAGCTCCGAGAATATATGGGCGGCTCCGGTACTTTTCCCACATCCGGGGCCTCCATAAAGATTGATAACTTTAGTATCCTTCATATACTACGGCTCCTTTCTTAATCAAATCTTCCCAAAGCTCTTCTCGCTGCTCCAAAGGGATGAGGGCTATACTAAGATGCAAAGGAGCTTTGAAAATTATATCAATTTCCCTTTTTTCTTTTAACTTGCACCATCCATCCCCATACGCCACTTTCTTATTTGAAAACCAATGCTTACGAGCATAATAGATTTCAGAATCGTCCTTATCGTATTTATCAATTTCTTCTTCTGGTATTTGCTCCTTAAAAAGAAGATCATATTGAGAATAGCGTCCCTTAACCCGAAAAAGGTTAAGACCATTTGCAAAAGAGAGAGTTCCATCCTCGATAGGAAAGGCGTCATCCCCAATATCCACAATTCTGCATCTATGAGTTCCAAGAACAATTCTATGGATGGGGCGTTTTTCGGTAGGGATGAACAGTGTGAATTTAGGTATTTCTATAATAGTTTGCGTCAGCTCTTCCATCTTTATACCTCCTTAGTATTTTCTTTTCCACTATTAAGCCATTCCTCGTAAAGAATATCGCATATACCCACAAAGTCTGAACGGGCTTTTTCTCTAAGCTCCTTTCTAAAATCAAGGTCACACATTTCTACGTGGGTTACGGGCCGCCCAAAAAGTTCCTCAACATAAGAATGATATTCACTCCACGCGCCCATCAAGAATCCGGTAAATGCGGAAACTATTGCGCCTTCTCGATTCGTAAACTCCATAGATCCTCCTTTTTTTAATATGGAGTACGTAAGATTAAATGTACTTACGTACTCCATATTTAGCTACAACTTTACGATTCTTTGGTTATTCGATGCCAACTTTATTCCGAATAAAGGTTCTATATAAGATGGTTTTGTTTTATCATACATTCCGAGCTTGGCATATTTTAACAGGTGGTGAAGCGGCTTAGGAATTTTTTCATATCTTGTCCATAACCAAATCTCCTGAAAATACGCATTCAATCGAATGATAAAGTTTTGAAGAGAAATCAAATTCTGATCAAGAGGTTCTCCTCCCAAAATCCAAACTTTTTTTACTAATAGTTCACTGTCTTTAAAAAGTCCAGAATTTTCTTGAGTTTTAAGCCATTCCTGATACGGAATCCCCTGATTGAATTCCCAAAGTTCTTTGTTATGACATCCCTCACAATGAGGTGCCTTACATCCGGAAAGATATATTTCCAGTGCCTGATGAGCCAGATTAAATTCTGTGCCCGCTACTCGCATCTCATTTCTTCCTTACCATAGAACTGGCGATTGGGACGGTCTTTTTCACGGCGAACCTTATTCCAATTTTTTACATTAGTAAAGAATCCGACAACACGGGTAATCTCCTCAGACCATTCTCTTCCGCAAACAGGGCATCTATCAGATCCCACCCAAGTATGGTTATCATCACAGATACGAAGAAGATAATTTATCGCCCAATAAACAACACCTGATTTTGCAGCATAGAAAATAAGATCTTCAATATTCTTTGTATCTTCAATTCTTTCACCAACATTAACGTGGCAAATCGCTCCTCCCGAAAACAAACCGTCGAATTTCCCTTGAAGCCGAATACGGTCAAGCATGTTAGCTTTAGCAATAAGAGGGATAAACTGGTTTGAATAGAAGGATACACCGCAATCATATCCAAGAACCTTATCTTTCTTTGCGAGTTTCACGGAAGATGATTCTGCGGGAACCTGTTCACAGTTATGAGGAGATTGATACAGTTCTTGAGCTTCATCAATCCAAAGATTAATCTGTTCAAGAGTCCGCATTACAAGGTCTTGTCCATCCTCATTCAAAATGTCCTTTCCGAGGATGCTCACAGCTTCATAGAGTCCGGTGACTCCAAAAGTCGAATATTGTTTAGTAATATCCATGTATCCATGCGTGTACAAAGGCGCTGCGCCAAGGTCAATTCGACGCTGTACAATCTTGCGTTTAGCGTTATTGATTTTCGCTGCGGTAAAAAATGCGTCTTTAAGCTTATCAATAAATACGCTCTCGTCTCCACCAGATTGCATTGCGAGACGAGGGAAATTTGCAGTAACAACACCGAGAGATCCGATTTTTGTACTTCCCGAACCGAAAGAATTAAAATACTCGTTCTTTCTATCTGATCTAAGCCGACAGCACGAACTCAAAGTTGACATCTTCCCGTTATACATATTAATAAAGCCAAACTCTTTGTTCTTCTCGGCAATAAACTTCACGAATTCTCTATCCACAATATTTCGGTCATCATCAATAGAGAAGCAAGCTGTCGTTACGGGGAACGTGAGTGGCGTTCTCCGCATCTCTTCGTTCATAGCGTCAAGGAAAAGCCCTTGCAACTCATGCACAGTTTCAGGATTTGCGGCCTTTCCATCCATCGTATAGTCAGGACAGAGGGATTCAAGGAAATTACGGTCGAATACAGAAAGATTGGAAAATGGGCTTTGATTTCCCCGGAATTCCCAATTCACCGTATAAATAAAATTGATAAGTTTTTCCTTTACATATGTTTTATAATCATCAACTTTAATCCGACCATCGTATCCGATCTTTTTCATTTTTTCTACGAAAAGAGATGCCACAATAAGAAAATCTGCAAATCCGGTAGCTCCCAAGGTTGAGTTTGCAGCAACAACCATAAACTGTTCTACTTGACGCACAAACGTCTCCAAAGATTTAGGGGCGCTCACACGAACTCGCTTAGATACGCCTTCCAAACCATTAAGAGCGATATCATAAGTAGAATAGTTAAAACAATAGGGAAGGGCTACATCAGTGGAGTCGTTAACATAAAGATCACCACGAAGCACTTTTTCCACGATAGTATTAGCTTCAAGGAGCCCATAATCCTTTTTAATCTGTTTCCAGAGGAGGAAATAACTATTGTACTTTTTAATGGGCTTCGGCATTTCATGATTATACTCAATAGATGTCCGCGCACATACATTGGCATTAGAGTCTACGGAAACATCTGCCGTTGTAGTATCCGTATTAAAAAAATCTTTAGAAAACTTATTGATATCCATCTGATCGCCAATTCCATCCAAGGTCAAAAAGTCCCTGCCATATTTAGCGATAAGATACATCATAAGGTCATAGAACTCTTGATCCCAAGTAATCTTAATATGCATGTGCTTTCCTCTTTTTTTTATTTATGTTTTTATACATTTTTCAATGGCTAAATATTGACATCTAGCCATTGAAATTTTTTCTATTTACACACCAGTACTACCAAACCCGCCAGTGCCTCGAACGGTTGTGGAAAGCTCCTCAGTCTCCACCCAATCGACAGGGAGGTACGGAACAATGACAATCTGGCAAATCCGGTCGCCCGTTACATAAATTTTATTCGCAAGGCTAGGATCTTGGAAGTAATTCTTAGGAATACGGAAGACAGCCTTGATCTCTCCACGATAATCGGAGTCAATGACGCCTACGCAATTAGAGAGCGTCATTTCCTTCTTGAATACGGAAGATCGAGGAAACACGAGGCCCACGTACCCCGCAGGGATTTCCATACCGATTCCGGTTCCATAGGTAACAAGCCCTTTATCCCAATCAATATCGCAGGTGACTGCATGGAGGTCATATCCAGCGGACCAATCGGTTCCACAGAGGGGCATACTGGCATTTTCATGAAAACGCTTGAAGTTGATAATGTGATTGCTCATGTAGATTCTCCTTATTAGTTAAAGATTGTATATCCGATAAACATCTTCTCGGGGTAAGGCATCTTCCCGTTCTCAAGAAAAATGATTCCCTTTATAATCTCGGGGAGATGTTTAAGAACATTAATTTTTTCATCCGGGGATACCCCTACGATATTAGATAAATTACGAACATATTTTTTTGTATCGTTTTCGTGAGGAGGTCCCATTCTATACACCATGCTCCGCAATGTGTCAAGGCCGTTCTTGTGTTGATAATTCTTTAGATTTTTTGCACAAGCCCGGATACCATACTCAGGGGATTCAAAAATGATGAACTTGCCATCACTTCCAACTTGACCATCCCATTTCGTATTCTTCGAGCTTTTAAGATTACAGGGATTGTTATTTCGCAACCCCCTTGTATCTCCGTATATTTCTTTTTTATCTTGAGACGTATTTTCCTTTTTTTGATAAGGGGCTTCCAACTTCTGCTTCATAATAGCATTTTCAGAGGCCATACTTCCTAACGCTGTACTTAAAAATTCTATCTTATGATGAAGTTCCTCTATCTGAATATTCTTACTTTTTCTAAAATTTGTAAGTGTTACATAATTATGTACTGAATTAGCAATAAATACACTAATTAAAAGAGCTATAAGAATCCTATCCAAATAATTGAATTTAAACATCCACCCCTCCATTTAATATTTTTTAAATATAGCATATTTTTCTCACCCCTTCTGGAGGTAATGTCTCTCCATTAATAATCCTTTTTATAGTATTTATGTGGCGCACCCTATGTTTCAATGAAGTGTATCTCGCACAGGCTTTCATGCTATCAAAAGTCTTAATCGACCCATCTGTAAAATAAATAGCAACTTTAAAGCCGTGTAAGAACTCATGAAAAGTCCTTATTCTACCATTTTGCTTAATACCCATTTTCCTATTTAATTGAGCATCTTTGTTTATTTGAGATAATTTGGCCTTTGTATCTTCTGATACACGCCTTCCTTTATTTAATGTAGCATCCCCTAATTTCTTTTAAGATAATTTTTGCTTATGGTCAAAAGAAAACTTCATACCTTTTCGTATTCTCGACATATATTCTTTAAATTTATCAGTATGCACTTTCCCCCACCCAAAAGCGTCCTTGCCTTTTTTACCATAATTTGGGTGATTTTCTCCAGAAGGGAACCCCTCTCCTCCCCTGCCTATATTATAAAAATCTTTACGGTTTACCGCATCTGATAATGCTATATAATATCGTTCTTTCTCAGCTAAATCTTCATAAGACTCCGCTTCGCAAAGTATCTCTATAGAAAAATTATTCTCTCCATATTTTTTTTATAGCTCGTTTTAGTATCTTTCCCGAGCCAAAATACTTTTCATCGAATACACTAGATGCGTGTCTACCTATATACATACAACCCGTTATTAAATTTGTTGTACAATAAACATATCCATACATATATTTTACCTAAAATTTTCTAATAAAATAGCCCTTTAAGCGCATAGGAAAATGTATAATATTTTTCCGCGTCACATTCCACATTCTCCCAAAAAATCTTCCACTCTTTCAAACGATGATTTCTTCTTTGGGCGTACATATTCCTGATAGCTTTTGCATTCGTGCACACTATTCTTCTTTGCATGAAACCTTCTGGCAAAGATGCTTTAGCAGCTTCAAAAGCTCCTTCTCGAATACAGGAATTTACGGTATCAATGGCTCTTTGAGGCGTGTCCTCAGAAAAGTTAGCTCTAGTCAGCTCGCCTTTCATGAGAGTGTGCATAGTAGATTCGGACAATCTCGTCACCCCAATTCTGTATGTGTCAAATTGGCTCCACCAATAACGGGGGGCGTTAATATCCATATGCACAACTAAAAATTCTAGAAATTTATTATTCCCTTTTTCAAGAGGAGCCAATTTTTCCATAACGATTTTCATTCTATTCGCTATTTCATCAGGAGTTTTCTTAGATAGGTCTTTGCCATAAGTCAAAACTAGACTTCCATTTTCATTTAGCTCGTAATCAGACGTAACACCAAAAGAAAGCCCTGTTCCAAGAATAGCGCTAGCTAAACCGGATTCTTCCAAAACTATAGAACGAAAATTAGTCATTTGTTTTTCCTTCTTATGCTTTAAAGTTATATACTGGCTTAATAGTAAACAAGGTTTCCACCGATTGAAGATTATTACGAATCTCTGAGCCATCCTTGTATGCCATAGGACTTTCATCAAGAGTAGAAATATTTACGCAAGAAGAATAAATACCTTCCATTTCATTTTTAAAATCATTCATATCAAGGCTGCGCTTGGCTTCACCTCTGCTTAGTCTACGTCCAGCTCCATGAGGTGCGGAATAGTTCCAGTCTTCAAGTCCTTTACCAAAACCAAAAATAATACCGTCTCTCATATTCAAAGGGATCATAAGAGCCTGTTCTTTTTTAGCGGAAACGGCTCCCTTGCGCAGCATGAACACATCATTGTCAATACGTTCTATATAGTTATGAACGGTTTCATAGACATCGTCTTTCTTAATCCCAATGTGTAGCGTGATATCGTTAATGATCGCCTCACGATTCAAAGAGGCATAATATTTCATGATTTCCATATCATACATATATTCATCGAACATCTCCCCTGAAAGATACGCTAGATGTTTGGGGGTGCCCGGACATTCCTTAATAGCGACATTTTGATAATAAGTAGCTACTTCTTTTCCAATATTTCTAGAACCAGAATGTACGGTAAGGAAATAAGAAAAAGTACCATCGAAATTATCGGATTCCCCTATTTCAATAAAATGATTCCCTCCCCCCCCAAAGTCCCAATACTGTGCTCCGCACGAGCAATATTAACTTCATTACGACACGCAAGCATATTCAAATTGATGGCGCTAACCAATTCATGCTTGTCGTTACGAATATTAAATCCTGCGGGAATATGCTTTCGAATAATTCGATCAACTTCTTCAAAAAAGCTATTGTTGAGCTTATCCTCCAAAGTAAATTCACAGGACAGTAATCCACAACCGATATCAACACCTACAAGATTAGGAACGATTTTCTTATTTTCAATGGTCATCGTCGTTCCAATAACGCATCCAGCACCAGCATGTACATCAGGCATAATACGGATTTTACTTCCTTCGGTGAACTCCTGATTACATAATTCAATAATCTGAGATAACGCGGTCGGCTCCACATAATCTGTGAAAACCTTGGCATCCTCCCTTATTCTTATAAACAAAGGATTCCTATCAGTGAGGCCCTATTGAACCAAACTATAGGCGGGTTCCTGATTCATCGCGGGCGCTTGAGCCTTTCCCGCTCCACAGGCTGTAACGGCAAGCCCTGCCGCCAAAATGTTCAACGCTGCATTGTGATCAGCGTTAAATTCAAATCCGCAAGCTGTACATTTAAATTTGGCTTGCGTTTGTCTGTTTTGTTTATCCACACATCCGCAACGGCTACAGGTCTGGCTGGTATACTGAGGAGAGATTGCGACCAAAGATCCACCCAACCATGCCAGCTTGTATGTCAATTGCCGCCGGAACTCAAACCACCCTTGATCCAATATAGACTTATTCAAACCTGACTTGCGTTTTCCTCCTGCCTTTGAGCTGGACATATTCCGCACTTTCAAGTCCTCAATCACAACAACAGCGTGGTTTTTGCTAATCATTGTGCTTGTCTTGTGCAGAAAGTCCTTGCGAGCATTAGCTATATGGAGGTGCAAGCGTTGAATGCGTGATTTGATCTTTTGCCAGTTGGAGGAAAACTTTTTGCATCTCGCTTGTTTGCGTTGCAGTTTTGCCAACTTCTTTTCATATTTGCGAAAGCTATTCAACGGTTCAATTGTGCTTCCATCGGAGAGCGTTGCAAAATGAGCAACTCCCATGTCAATGCCAATAGAGCTTTTAGAGGGATGGATAGGTTCAACTACTTCCCTCTCAGTCAGGATGGAGACATACCACTCTCCGGCAGAAAGAGAAACCGCTACTTGCTTGAAAGTCCCTTTTATAGCCCGGCTTTTTCTGTAACGCACCCAACCTATTTTGGGAAGATAAACGCGGCTATTTCCTTCATCCAACTTGAAGCCTTGCGGATATCGAAAGGTGTTGTAAACACCTTTCTTCTTGAATTGAGGGAAATTTGCACGCTTCTCAAAGAAATTTTTATATGCCTGATCAAGATCCTTCAATACAAACTGCAATATCTGAGAGTGTGCTCCAGCAAGAAAAGATGTTTCTTCTTCCTTTTTCCAATCACGGAGGGCCTTACAAAGGTTATAAAACCCAAGGCGTTTACCCTCCGTTTGATAGGTTTCTTTCTCCAATGCAAGCGCCTTATTCCAGACAAAACGGCAGCACCCGGCAAAACTCAACATGAGATTTGCTTGTTTGGCTTTAGGACGTAACTGAAATTTGTATGCTTGCATTCTTTTCATGGCTTAAATTATACTCAGTTTATAGGTAAATGTCAAGAGATACTTTCAGGAAGAAAATTCCAGTCGAGGTACGCTTTATTTCCTATAAAATTCTCCCCTCCATCCTTCGGCCTTTACTGGCAATCCATCAGCCCACTGAGGAAGCTTACACATAATATTTTCAAATTCCTCGACAGACCCAAACCCTTTAGGAACCTCAGCAATGATTTCATCGTGAACGTGAAACACTACCGGATAGTTGGCTTCTTCGAGATTGAACATCGCATTTACCATTAGATCTCTACAGAATGCTTGTGTACAGTTCTCTGAGATGATCAAGTGATTGAGGGGCCTTCTCACGAATTGTTTTTCTGGCGTCAAGGTCATCGCCGTAACAAGCTTCTTGAACGCTGGCTTTTCTGGAGTAGACCATGCCATCTCCACATCTTCAAGTTTAGGCTCGAAGTAGAAGAGGAACCTGCCACTAGGGAGCTTCATAAGGAGGAATCTCTTATAGTATTGGAATGATATTCCACGATAAGAATAAATTCCGCCCTTATTCGTCATAGCCATGACAGCAGCTTCAACGAGTTTGTGCCAAAGCTTAACCGTCATTGGGTGCCCGTCTCTCCATGCAGCAATAATCTTCTTTCCTTCCTCTTCATCAATGCCCATTCTATCAGCTCCAAAGCGAAGGAACGCGCCATAACCACCTCCATATCCGCAAGCCAACGTAGCCGTCTTACCTACTTGACGCTGCTTCTTATCCACATCTTCATATTTCACCCCATAGATAGTCGTAGCTGCAACTTTATATGGGTCAAGGCCGTCCCTAAAACCTTGAAGAACATACTCTTCGCCAGCGAGATATGCCAATGCTCGGGCTTCAATCCCACTATAGTCGGCACAGATAAAATCGTATCCTTTTCTAGCGTGAATCATTGCGCGAAGGCAATCAGAGGCAAGGACTTTAGGGTCTTTCCAATAATGCTGGATAAGATCTAAATTCCCGCTAGCTGCAAGTTCGATATCCATTTCACTGATATCATAATTATCCAAAGGCTTGGAACCTTCGGGGATATTCATATTATTTGTTGAAGGTCTAGTCAAATTTTGTGGTTGAATAAGAGCACCTGAATTACTTACGATTTTACCATTTGCCATAAATCTATTTTTAGGGCCAGCATTAAGTATGTCATAAGTACGCATTAGGGTTTCTCTCCTTGCCAGAGTTTAAGTTCTCTTTCCTTGGCTTCTGAAAGAGTCATTTTTTCTGTATCTGAAATGAAAACTTTATGTCCCTCAGTAGCGACGATTCCATCCCATTCAATAACAGGTTTATCTCCCGAGAAAATTACGCCATCATGATGAACCCAATCCGAACCATCCCACACTTTTTCTGATCTGTCAACGGTTTCAATAGGCTTTTCATAAACACAACCTGCATCATCACAAACTTTGACCATAGACCCTTCCGAAAGACAAAACCTTCCAGTTGAAGCGCCATGATAAATCATCGTTCCATGCGCCCTGCCATCATAGCATGAAGTACAGAGCATGGTCTGATATTTTGCCGTAGAAGACATGGCAATAGTCTGGCGGATCTCAAGGAATCTACGAACATCAGAGGGAAGATCAGGACGCTCAAGAAGGTCGGAGATAGCTTGCTTACTTGCCGAATCAGTATCAACCCCACGAGATTGTAGCCATTCGATAATAGCCTTAGAAGACTTCATAGTCGATACCGCCCCATACGTAATCTCGGAAGCTTCCTCCGTCAAAATATCTTCTACCTTATTTACCATATCCATAATTTTGACCGCGTGAAACCTGTCAATTCCTACTCCACGGTCATTGATCGTCTGGTCGAGCCGCCACACTTTAAGCTCCCGCTCAGGGATAGGAGGAAGCTCCGTAAAAAGAACTTCTTCCGCGACCACGTCCTGTCGACAATATTCAACATATCGTTTAAACATTGGCTCGTCGCAAGGATAGACAATATACTGATGGTAGTTTTTAATGGTAGGAATGCCACCTTTTGAAAGCACGGCATAGACGTACTCTTGAGTAGCCTTAGCCTTTTCGGGATCAGGAAACGCGGAAAGCTCGGCTTTACGGAACTTCCTAGGCTTCGACATTTTCATCATCAACTTATGTCCCTCATTATCTTTCTGAGGAGCGTCTTTTCGCCAAACCTTTACCGCTTGTTCCAGTTTACGGGGAAGGTTGCACATAAGAGCCTGAGACATCGTGCATCGAATTTTCTCTAATGGCAATGGCTTAAACCAGAGAGGCTCCATCTTGAACTTCCAAATGGCTCTTTCGAAAGGGGCGTTATGTGCTGCAATCTCTTCACAATTATCAATAATATTCTGCAATTCATCGTCGCTCAATTCAGTATCAAGAAAATGTCTATATGCCGGAGCTACCCATACACGAGCCTCCTGTCCACATATACGGACAGCAAGCATCATCACCTCAGTGTCGGGATGCGCAGCATATGCGTAAGCTCCGCAAGTTTTAATATCTACAGGGGATCTTGTTTCAAAGTCAATTACGGATTTCATCATGCCTCCTTTATTAAAAAAGATACCAGAATTTTTAGCAAACGCTGGTATCTTTTTTTATTTATTTCGTTTCCATGTTTATGTGATTTAGATAAAGCGGCTGTATACTTTCGCCTTTCACCCTACGTTTCGCTGGATATGCCAATTGGCAGACTAGATATTTTTCATCCCACATCATACACCTCTTTTCCTTACACGGCGCATTCAAGAAAGGACAAATTTTTTCTACTACCCTGAAAGTTCCTTTTGCCATTATATCCTCCGTGCTTACAGAATTTCAATGCTTCCGGAACAAAAGTCCCCACGGCCCCAATGAATAAGCGGAGTAGGAGGCAGCGGGTCACCTACCGCATTAAGCTCAATATATTCCTCCATCAAAGAATCAATAAGAGCAAAAGCTTCATCAATATGAATCTTCGCATGTTCAAATTCTTCAAACACGTCGCTCGGCTTTTCCTCGGACTTAGGAATGGGGAGCCCGGAAATATTGAGGCTTTCATTATTCAAAGTAAACTCAATATTGATGCCGGAGCCAGCGCAGCAAGTAACCGCCGCCTTTTCCGCACGAAGACCACGCAGAAGGGCCATACGAGCCTCGTGAAGCTGGTCCGACTTCTCCGTGACCTTCTCCCCGGTTTCCGCCGAACTTACCGTTACAGTGCCGCTCATGGAGCATTCGTAGGAAGTATTCTCGGTGGTGACGGATTTGGTGGGATCGTTCTCCATGCGCCACCAGAACCACGTCAGGAAAGTCTGGCTATCGACTGTGAAATCAAGGTTTCGAGATTCCACAATTTCTTCGAGATTCTTAACATTTGGAATCCCGGCGACCAACTTGAACGACGCCCGGAAATTCTCAAAGACACTATTGGAAGTAGCGAAAAGATACCCTTCCCCTGTTTCGGGATTAAACATGACCGGATAGAAAGAGGGCTTGGCTTTTTCTTCATTGAGCAGTTTGTTCTTCACAGTGACCTGAATGTCCTTACGTTCTTCACGATTGGGTTTCTTTCCATGAGTTTCGGAGAAACGTTCAATCCGGTCAGAAATTTCACGCTTGAGAAGATTGGGATCTACCCGCTTAGTGTCGGTACGGAAAAAGAATGCAATAAACCCATTCGCCTTGATGTTGCCTTCGTGGAAATCAGAGGAGCCCCAACGGTCATTAAGGGGGCAGAAGCCTTGCATGGAATCCATTCCCGCTTCCCACTTTTCCTGAAAACGTGCGGCGTTAAGCCCATTGATGATAGTTTCCAGATTGTCTTCAACTTCGGTGATAAAACGGATAACGGAAACCTTGGACTTGAGAATAGACATATTTGCTCTCCTTGTTGATGTTTTTTACAACCTATTAAATTACGCTTTCCGTGTCAAGAACTTTTTATGCGGAAGGATACCCTTTCCCATTCCAATAACGTATAGCATTGATTTCATTATCGGATATAGGGCCTCTAGCACGACATTTATTGCATTGCACCTGATAAATATCGACTTTACGATAATTCTTTAATCCGGATCGAATTACGAGCTTCCCCTTTCCCCCGCAGTACAAACAGTTTGATATGGTCATGACGGTCTCTCAATATAAACGTAGAGTCCCCGCTCTTTGCTTTTTTTAGCTCGGATGCGGGGACTTTTGTTATAGGGTTTTAGTTCTTCTCATTAATCTGGAGTCGGGGGGAAAGCTTCACACGAACACGTTTTCGTGCGGGCTTACGAACAATTTCTCCGGTAAGGTTTGAACGGAACTCACGAGGGGCCAAGTCTACGACCTTGAAAGTACAAAGCCGATGCAGCTTCACGCTACGCCCTGCTTTAAGATTGGCATAAATCACCTCGGTATACGCATTGATAACCTTTTCGATATCAGCACGGCGGAATCCGGTAATACGCATGACGGCATTCGTCAAGTCGCGGCGGCAAACATTGTTGGTCTTTTCATTCTCTGACATTATTTTATTTCCTTATTTTTTATTAGAACGGCAAATCATCGGAGGAAGAATCTTCCGAGCCACCGTAGGTTACATCGTTATTTTCTTCGGTGCCATAGAGTTCGCCAAGGTCGACGGGAGAGCTTCCGGCAAGACGCTGTCCTTCACCAGTCTTTACGACACCCTTGAGGGAAAGGAAGCATCCGGGTTCAGTGCCGGGCCTGTCATTATAGTAAACGTCCATGATGACATCGGCGATACAACCAGCGTAAAGTTCCTTTTCGATTTCTTCTTTCGATTCGAGCTTCCGATAAGTCGTAGGGCCAGTCTTGACACCAAGAGCAATAGGATACTTGTTTTTGATGCTCATGAAAACAATATCGTCGCAATCGCCGCTCGGCTTATACTTGCCGTCTCGAAGAGGGAAACCATCCTTGCCTTGCTTCGACAGATACGTATCAAAAAAGCCGGGCTCACGGAAATCAACTTTCCACTTCTTCTTATCCGGGCCAGCGCCCTCGGTATAAACTTCCTCAAGTACGGAGCGCACTTTCTTAATCGTGTCTACGTCGCTCTTGGGAATGCGCGCTTCAATGCTGTACTGGGGATCTTTGTTCTTATCATTAGGATTGACTACGGGCGCAGAAAGATGAGGATAAGAAATAGAAGCCTTGAAAATAACGCGCTTAGTAACTCTTGCCATTTTAGTTTTCCTCTTGTTGCGAATAAAATTCGTCGATAGATGTTAATGGATTTACGGATTTACGTTTATCGTTTTCTGGTTTTAATTCCGTACCGGATTCCGGTCTAAATGAGTAGAGATCAATTTCCTCTCCTGTCAAAATACCTTCTAATTTAGAAGGCGATTTTAACTTTCTCTCCTCAAAAATTTCATCTCCATACTTCAAACTTAGCTCTTGGGCGGTGAGCGCATTGTCCCTCCAAACTCGTCTCGATTTTCTTTTTTTAACTAGCTTAAACCCCGGAACTAATCTTCCCGCGACAGCGTCTTCATAAGCTGATTTTGCCACCGCTTCGATCCAAGGTGCGTACACAATCGATAGATGCAATATACGAGACTTTTCTTCACTTGTCAAGTGTCTTGGGTCTGGAAGTTCAATATTTTTTTTCTTTTCTTCTATATAATTGTTATAATTTACTAAATATCCAAGATCTTTTTCGATCTGAGGACAAACTCCAAAGGCCGGGCACCATTTACAATGATCTCCTGATGAAAATTCGGCATCAGGATCTTCTGTCTTTTCTGCCGCAGGGCGTAATTCCGTTTCAGCCCAGAAATAGAGGTCATCGATCTTTAGACTGTACGAACTTACCCCGAAACAATCGTTTCTCGGCTGGACAATAACCATTACTACTTCATCAAAGTCGTCATTCGATAATGGCTCTCCTACAATACCCAAAGCGTAGTATTTCATTTGAGAATTGTCAACGGCTGTTACAGGGGTGCTCTTTCCATATTTTAGGTCGAATACATATAATCTCCTATTCTTATAATCTTTGTAATTACAGTCGCATGTTCCGAACATCCCTTCCTTTATCCAAGTAAGAGCGAATTTTTCCTCGACGGACAGCTTCTTGCTATCCCCTTTCTCAAACTTTTCAAAATGGACATTTTCGGTGTCGATTTGAACAAGGTCGCCATTCTCGTCCATCCACAATTTTTGATTATGAACTACGTAAAGAATGTGGCCTACGTAAAGAGAGACACTTTTTATCATCTCTTCTTCTATCTCAAAGGAATCTCCCTTTACGTAGATCTTTTTTCCTTTCTTACAGGCGGGATACATCTCATTTTTAAGGCAGAACTCCGCTAGAGCATGTGCAGCAGTGCCCTCTCTTGCTGCAAGGCTGTCTTCATTTTTGAGCCCAACACTCATCCTGACGGAAGCGGGACACGCCATCCATCTTTCTGAGGAAGAGGCTCCTATCCTGCTATGTTTTCCCAATACATTTACCTTTCATTTTTTTATTCATTGGTTGAATTGTGGTCTTCTTGCAAAAGATCTATGTGATTATGAAGTTTCGTCACAATCGTATTGTAATATTTCTCCTCAACTTCAATGACTCTGCGAGTTACACCCGTCACATTTTGAAGAATATCGGCAAGCATTCTATGGGACGTATTAAGATCTCTGCCAGTCTGCATTACCCGACTGCAATACCGCTTGCACTCATCCAGAAATTCTGCGGGAGTATAAGTTCTTTCGGGCTCTTCCTCAAACTTGAGCGGAGCGGAAGGAACATCCACATAGTCCTCTTCTTCGGAGGCACAGCTTTTCCCGCCGTTATATTCTTCCTGCCCGGTCTTCTGCAAAATAGTCGCCGCAGGGTCTTCCATGACGGGAGGAACATCGTCATTTTCGATAATTTCGGGTTCAGGTTCTTTGGCGGTTTCTTCGACAGTATTATCGGAATCTTCTACGAGCTTCTTCAATGTGGCGAGACGTGCACGAGGAGAGAACTCGATGCCGCGTTCGGTAAGAATAGACTTCAAATGCTCACGTTCTTCATCACTATTCGTAGGCTTGTTTTCTACGTCAGATGCCTCTTCTTCATTTTCAACAGGTTTATCTTCGATGGGAGACGTG